GGACGGCGACTACGGGGTTCGTGCGTCCCGTGTCCCGAAGGAACGCGCACACCGCGTGAGCCATGGCCTGGGAGTCCTTGCCGCCCGACAGGCTGAGGACGATGGTCGCGCCACGTTCGATGGCGTCCAGGATCGGCGCTGGGATGGTGAGCATCATGCCCCCCTCCGGGCCATGTCCTGGCCGGTCTCAACCGCGTCGTCAAGGTCGTCGGTGTAGTAGGCGGTGGCCTCATCGCCACCCCGGAAGTTGACCCGGAACTCGCCGTCCTCGCGGCGGATGACGATCCCCAGGGCTCTGAGGATCATGCGTGCCCTCGCGAGGACCATCATGCGAGCCTCCGACCGGCCCAGCGCATCGCCTTCCACGTCTGGAACGTGCCGTCCTGGTCGATCCACATTCCGTCGCTGAATCGCGCTGAGTCACGCCTCGTGGCGATGCCCCAGGAGTCGCCCTCGCTCCACACCGAGACACCAGGCATGATGTCGTTCAGGCGCTGCTTGGTGGTCGAGGTCATCCACCCGCCCGTGGTCAGGAAGATCGGGCCGTCCTGGTGGAACTCCACGATGTTGGTCGCGTGGTACCGGACGGCGATGGTCGTCGGCCCCACCTGGTGAACGGTGGTGTTGTGGCCGAGGGTCCGGGAGGTCGCGCCGTCCAGGAAGGTGAGCGCGTCTGCAAAGCCGGTGAGTTGAGTGGTCATGCGGGCCATGGGTCCTGCTCCTGTCGTAGGTCTCGGAGCCTGAGTGGTCGTCGCTCCGTTGGCGTGGTGCTACCGCCTGGCCACACCTTCGGTGCTGAGACATGGCCCTGTCAAGCACTTTCGTCGGCCCCTCTGCTAATGCCGCGAAGGTACGCCACGCCCATGGGGTGACCACCGCCAGTCCGGGGCCATGTGCAGAGAAGAAAACGGGGTCAGCGCACGCCTTCGGGAGCTTGCCCAGGTGCTCGTTTGCAGGGTAGGGTAGCAGACCGAAACACCCCCTGAGACAGGACGAAGAGCATGGGTCGAGAGGAGACTACACCAAGCGTGATCCGGGCCGCGCTCAGAGGCGAGGTGCTGGGCCTGCTGCCGGAGATCGTGACCATCGTGCTGGATGATGAGGAGCCCGCAGCCGCCCGCGTGAGGGCCTTCGAGACCATCGCACGGTATGGCCTGGGCGTGGCTGACATGGGGCAAGTGGTGATCGAGGTGGCGGGTGACGCCCACTTCGGGGTGGTGGTCATGCCTGCCCTGGAGCAGCAGCGCATCGTGCTTGCAGAGGGGGACGGCGAGGAGGTCGAGGTAGTGCGTGAGCTACCCCCGGTGCATGGGGAGGCCATCCCCCAGGAGTTGAGCGTTGAGGTGGTGCCCCAGGAGGAGGCGAGCGGGGGTGCTGAGGAGGGCACGCTTGCAGAGGAGGGGGCAGCGGAGGAAGGAGGACCGGGCGAGCGTGCGGTGTGAGGGACGCGAGGGCAGGTGCAGGGGGGTGGTGGAAGGCGATGGCTGTGGGCTTGCGTCGAGTACGTTCCTCCCTCTCACACGATTCCACCCAAGAATCTCGTCGTTGTCGGCTGGTGGGACACCTTCTGGGACAGTTAGGACACCCCCGCTCACCGCATAGATGTTGGGTCCTGGGCGGTACGTGTCCAAGCGGTGGACACCTTTCTGGGACAGTTAACCACCTGCTGTCACGAAACCTGGGACAGTTAGAGCACCCCGGAAGGCCAGCAGGCGCGCGGGTCCTGAGCGGTCGGTGTCCAAGCGGTGGGACGGTCTTGACAGGTTTCCCGTGACAAGAGTATGTAGTAGGGGGGGGGTGAGGGCTGAAGAGGTAGGGTAGCTGAGGAGCGGAGTTACTCACGCGGGGGCGCGCGAGAGGGCTGGCACGAGTTCTGCACTGTTACACGAGTAGGAAATGGGCGCGACGACCACCTGGCGCTGAGACGACCACACACCTGGAGAGACCATGCCTCACTCGGGACCCCTGTACCAACTGGCTCTGGAGATTCTGACCATCAACCGGGCGAACGGCTGGAAGGTCGTCGAGGTCAGTGACTGGGACTCATCCGACATCACCAAGATCCCGGCGAACCTGGCGCTGATCCACTCGGAGGTGTCGGAGGCCCTGGAGGGCTTCAGGCACAACGACCCGGTGAACTTCGCTGAGGAGCTTGCTGACATCATCATTCGAGTCCTGGACCTCGCTGGTGGGCTCAAGATCGACATCGACGCTGAGGTCGAGGCTAAGATGGAGATCAACCGGCACCGGGGTGAGCGCCACGGAGGGAAGCGGATATGAAAACGTCAGCGGTTCTCAGGAAGTGCCGACGTTTCCAGTGGCCATGCTGATGGTCATGCTGACGAAGGCCCAGATGGAGTTCCTGCTGGAGCAGTCGAAGTTCAAGACAGTAATAGCCTTCTCAGAGTGCGGCACCGAGTTCCGTCTGCAAAAGCACACCGGCATCGGGTACTCGGAGGACCCCCGCTGGGGCACGATCCAGGCGGCTCTGAGCATCGGCCTCGAAGTCTACGCCAGGCGAGAGGCCGTGAAGGCTGGTGCGGTCGAGGTGGATGATGGCCTGTGAAGGCCAGCCCGGAGCGCGTCGAGAGGTTCAAGGACGAACTCCGGCACATCCTGGCGCATCACCATCCAGAAGTGCTGGAGGCCACGCGGGCAACGCTTCGGCGCGTCGGTCTACTACCTCCCCAGGAGCAGCGTATGAGCGATGACAGCGAGAAGGGTCCGGGATACCTACTTCCCCCGCACCTGGAGTGGGCCAGGATCACCAACGACCAGGGGCCGAGTGAGTCCGAGACGTTCAGGCACCTGACCAGGCCGCTGATGGCGATCCGGTCGGTAGACCACGGGCGCTGGCACCTCAGTGTGAGCCACCGGGACCGGGTGCCGACGTGGGAGGAGCTTGGGATCGCTCGGGACGCTCTGCTACCCGAGGACGCCTGGCTCGCCCTACCGTGGCCACCCCGCAGATACTGGATCAACCACAACCGGCGCGTCCTGCACCTCTGGGCCTTCAAGGACCCGGAGCTTCAGGAGCAGTTCAAGTGGGAGGGAGAGATGGCCCAGAAGCTCCCGACCAACAAGCCACCAGACGGAGGAGAGGAGCAGTGAAGACGAAAGAGAAGCTCGCCCAGGTGCTGCACGCGGCGGGCCTGTTCGACATGGAGAAGGTCGCCCGCGCTGGCCGCTACGACGACTACGAGTCGGAGTACCCGACGCCCATCCTGGATCTCGTCGATCACCTCCGGGGGCACGGTAATGATGATCTGGCGAGACGGGCCATGGACGGCGAGTGGGACGCCTCCAAGGAGGAGTCTGACGCCTGGGCCGAGAGCGAGGAGGGGCGCGAGCTAATGCGCGGCCTCGGGGACCCCAAGAACCTGCTCCCGCCGCACCAGAAGTTCAGCAAGTGGAAGGAGGGCGAGGAGACAGCCGCAGAGCGGGGCGCGAAGATCGAAAAGAATCTACCAAACCGAAGAGGTGCGTGATGGCGAATGACGAGTACGCGGAAGCGGTTGGAGAGCAGGTGAAGAGGCTGGTCCAGACCCACGAGATCCTGGTGGTGTCCCAGGCGGAGGTGGCGGCCCGTAAGGTGCGCTACGCCATCGGGAACTACATGGACACGGTCTACGCTCGCCTCGCCCGCGAGGACGGCGGACGGCTGGCGAAGGACGAGAAGAGCGACCCGGACCAGGAGGACATGGGCCTGGGAGGCACCAAGGAGCCAGACGATGGATCCTGAAGAGGAGGTCCAGAACCTGCGCGAGTGCCTGGACTGGCTGTGTCAGCAGTCGTGGGAGGGCGGCGACATCGACGGCGGCGTCTTCCAGGACGGCCTGGAGCGCATGGGCATCCTGGTGCGCGTACCCGCCACCCAGCAGTTTCGGGAGGAGTGGGACGCGGATGAGATGCTGATCCAGCGGTGGAAGGAGAAGGAGATCCGGGCGGTCCTCGAACTCGAAGCGATGGCCCAGGCTGAAGGCGGAGACCTACTAGGAGACACCGATGTCTGATTACACCCTACTGCTCATGGTCGGGCTTCCCCGGAGCGGGAAGACGACCCAGGCCAGGAAGATCGCCCGCGAGCGCGGGGTGGCCGTCATGATCGTCAGCCCGGATGCTATCCGCATGGCGCTGCACGGCCAGCCGTACATCCCCACAGCGGAGCCCCTCATCTGGGCCATGGCGCGGATCCAGGCGCACGCGGCGTTCATCGCTGGCCACGAGTACGTCATCATCGACGCCACGAACACCACGGTGAAGCGGCGGGCGGAGTGGGTGAAGCTCGCCAAGGGCATCCCAGGCTGTGAGACGGCTGCGCTGCTCTGCGGGGCCACCATGGACCTGTGCCTGCGTCGAGCGGTTGCAGACGGCAGGGAAGACCTGATCCCTCCCATCGAGCGCATGAACGACGAGCAGGAAGAGATCGACGAGGAAGCTGAAGACATCCGGGTGCTCTTCTGATGGGGGCCCCGTGGATCGGCTTCGACCTCGACGGCACGCTCGCTCAGTACGACGGCTGGGCTGGGCCCACCGAGATCGGGGAGCCCATCTGGAAGATGATCTACGTGGTGAAGGCGATCATCGACACGCCCGTACACGGCATCGAAGTCAAGATCATGACCGCCCGAGTGAGCGTGCCGGAGCAGGCCGACGAGTGCCGGGCAGCGATCCAGGACTGGTGCGAGAGGCACATCGGTGCCCGCCTGGAGGTCGTCTGCTGCAAAGACCTCGACATGCTCCTGCTCTACGACGACCGCGCCATCACGGTCGAGAAGAACACCGGGAGGATCCTGACCGCGCCGCAGGCCGGCGTGGTGGCGCTCGGGAATAGCTTCAGGAAGCCCGACGAGGACTGATGGAACTCCACTACAAGTACGGCGGATGGATCGCCTACGAGGACGATCCCATCGACTGGGACCGCATCGAAAAGGACGGCTGGCCGCTCGTTCTGAAGCGCGAGGACACCCTCACGCCGAAGATCGAATGGTACGCCGTCGCGGGGTGCGTGACCATCGCCATGATGGTCGCAGGATGGTGGGGGCTTGCGGCCTGGCTGATCGCACGCTGATCTTTACAGGCGATAGACGACCCCCTGAGATCGCACCAGATGCCCAGACGCTTCGGAAGACTTCAGAGACAGACCCTGGGGACCGCGCTGGCACGCACCACGCCAACACGGAATCCCAGGACCAGACCTTCGCGTAGAAAGAAGCGGGGTGGGAGGAAGATGCGGACTCAGAGGGGTCGTAGGTCATACTAAACGGCACCGACGTGGATTTGGTCGTCTCCGTCGTGTCGGGGTGGGAGGATCGTAGGCAGTCCGGTGTTGCACCGGGCTCCTCCCACCCATCTTTTGCGGGTTAGCCGTGGGGCTCACCAGGGGTCATATCCCTGGAGGCGCGAGGTTCGATTCCTCCGCCCGCAACTTGCAGGAAGAGTCGGTGAGGGAACTTCGCCTTGGCGATGACAGCCCAACCTAACGTCCACGCTGCAAAGCTGGAGGTAGTCCACCGGCTCGCCCCCGTCGTCACGCATAGCGCGGGGCGGGGTTGTGCTACCGCGTGTCGCCACGAGGTAGCCTCCGGGTGGCCCTCGTCTCCCTTCGACGGACGGGCGGGGGTCACCAACTCTTGAGACGCGAGACCGCCCGGACATGCAAAACTCGGGGTGCTTAGTCCCCAGGCCAGTCACTGATGCTGGCAGTAGCGCGGGTGTGAAGGAGGTGCCGCGCCGGGCTCGCGCACGATAGCAGCGAGACGACCTACCCCCACCAGGAGCACGATATGCCCGACCCAGAGACCGTCGTTGGCCAGAACCCAGAAGCCCTGTCCGAAGGACCCGGAAGAACGAGCGACCCGGAAGACCTGGCCAAGAAGTCAGAGAGGTCAGAGAAGGCCCACCCCGCCGCCCGCCGCGAGCGCATCCAGATGACGAAGGCTCGCTTCCGCCACGTTGCTGTGCGTCAGGGCACGGAGCAGTCGGGCGCGATTCTCACCCTGACCGACGAGTTCGGCGCGCTTGCAGAGGTCATCGAAACCCGGTGTCACGACTCTCGTGAGAAGAGCACCGCGCTCACGCTGCTTTTGCAGGCCAAGATGATGGCCGTACACGCGATCACGCATCGAGGTGGGGGATAAACCACTTCGGCACGACCCTTGCGGCTATCCTCAGTAGCATCGGAGGAGGGTTCGGGATGGCACAGACTAGCAAATACGGGAGTCGGGTGACTGGCGACGGGCAGTACGTCCCGGAGCCGGCCACCCGGTCGGAGGCCAAGATGAAGCGCCTGGCAAGTGAGATAGGGGTGCGCCCTCCGCGTTATGGCGAGCAGCCCTTCTCCGGCGGCCCGAACGACAGGCCGTTCCCCCCGCGCTACGGCGAGACCCAGATGGCGAAGCTGGAGGCCGACGCACGCGACGTGTACATGAAGTGCGTGAAGGAGGCTGAGGTGGTGAAGGGCGGGTACCTCAACGAGCACGAGAAGAAGTCCATCAAGGTTCTCGTCGAGAAGGCGTTCCACGACGGCGGCGCGACCCAGAACATGCTCATGGAGGCGAAGCGTCGGATCGACCGGGGCCTCCCCACCGAGGGCATCTGGAAGAAGGTCACTGACGACGGGCTGAATCCCCTCCGCTTCGACGAAGAACAGTTGCGAAAGCTGGCCGACATCCCGACCCTGAAGCGTGGGGTGGGCGGCAGCTTCCCCCTGGGACGGGTACTCCGAGAGGTGCCGTCGCCGCCTCAGCCAGACGAGTACGCAGGGCTGACGACAGAGCAACGCGAGATCCTCGCAGGCATGGAGGGATAGATGTGCAAACACGTCCAGTTCAACTTCGATGAAGCGATCAAGGAAGCCTGGAAGGACGCCCAGGAGGGCGACTCAGACAGGTGGGAGCCCCCCTCCAAGGAGGAGCGGAATGGGAAGCCACTGAGCCGAGAACAAGAAGCGATCTTGCAGAAGATGAGGTAGACGGCAAGACTGAGGCATGGCCCTCACGAGTTTCGTCCCCAGGCGCGGCACCCGCCTCGACGGCGGCGTCTTCGATCCAGACGACCCGAAGAAGCGGCGTGGAGCGAAGAACGGTAATGGCCGTAAGGGATTCCGCCCCAAGGTCGCCCCCTCCCGCGAGGCCGAACAACTCGGTCCCATCGCCCAGGGAGACGGCTTCTACATGGACCGCAGCGGCGTGCTGCGCGCCAACCCGACGTTCCGGGAAGAGCAGCCCGACGCCGCTCGCTTCCCCTCCACCCGTCGCAGAGCGGGCGGTGGACCGAACCTACTGAGCCGGGTGCTCTCCAACTTCCGCATGACCGTGGACCCGACCCAGGAGGGGTTTGCAGACCGTGGCGTGCCCGGCCTGGTGACGGGCCTGATCCGGGACATCCAGCGGAACCCCATCCCCTGGGCACCCTACATCGGTGACGCCATCGGCTTCCAGGAGGGCGGGGAGTTGGCGGGCGAGGGACAGCGCGAGGGCTCGCTGCTCAAGGAGTTGGGAGGCGCTGGCATCCAGGGACTCAGCCTGTTCGGCATGGGTGAACTCGGACGCCCGCTGGCGCGTGCCCTCTCGCGTGCGGCGGAGCACCCCGAGTTGATCGGGGCCGTGGCCGCTGGCCTGAGACGGAAGCCTCTCCAGGGCGCTGCTCCCGACCCGACCCAGGAGCTTCTGGAGCTTGGTGACCCACGTAAGTCGCGCAACATCCCGGTGGAAGAGCACGGCCTGATGGAGACCGGCGATATGCCTGGTCGCTGGTTCAGCCGGACGGCCCGCGAGATCGAGGGTGCCCCGGACGAGCAGAGCGCCCAGGAGTGGCTCCGTCTGCTAACGGGTGAGGAGGGCACCCAGTTCACGCTGGCGGAACGTGGCTTCGTGACCGAGAGCGGGCTGGAGGGTCCACTGCCCCACGGTACCCGGAGCGGGACGGCGACCACCAACGTGCGGAAGAAGAAGCAGGTCGATGTGCCCCAGCGCGAGGTCACCCAGACTCGTCTGGGCGATGTGCTCCGGGGTGGGGACCCCCAGAGGCCCGTCACGAAGCAGGAGCTTTTGCAGAGGATCGACGACCGGATGCCTCCGATGACGGAGACCATCTCCACGGATGCGGCCTCAGAGTACGTGATTCCGGGCGGGGAGAACTACCGCGCCATCAGCATCGGGCTCGACGTGGAGAAGATGCAGGAGGAACTCATCCCCAGGCTCCACCGCCAGCTTGCAGCCGGGGATGAGATCAGGACGGGTTCGGGTATGCTGCGCCTCGACGGCGACGAGATCGTCCTCACAACGGGCGCTGGCCCCGGCAGGGTCGTGCCGAACACCGAAGAGGGTATCGCGGAACTCGCTCGCAGTCTCCCCGAGGGCGGGCTGCTGCCTCCTGGGTCGAGTGGCTCCCACATCGGCGGATCTGAGGAGATGATGCACCTGCGGGTGCAGGACAACTACAGCTTCGACGACATCAAGACCCTCGACGTGATCGAGCTTCAGTCGGACCTCTTCCAGAAGCAGGCACGCCGGGAGGGCACCGACCTCCCGTTCAGCCACTCAGACGACTTCACGGCGTTGCTCGTGCGACGTTCGTTCCGCGAGGCGATGTCCGGCGACTACCGGAGGATCTCGTTCCCGACCGGGGAGCAGATCATGGCCATCCCTGGCATGGGCGCGGACCAGCGAATCGCGGACTACTACGACAAGGTTGTGGAGCGTCAGGTGCGCCGGGTCACGAAGGAGCTTGGTCTCCCGGAGCCGGAGATTAAACACATCTACGAGGGCGGGATGTCGGAGGAGGCGCGGGACGAGGCTCTCAGCGAGGCCATCGACGAGATCGTGGGTGAGTGGGACCCCACCGACGCCGAAGAGGTGATGCGGACCAACTACCAGGATATGGTTCGTGAGGACATCGACGAGGTCTTCGACGTGGCGGAGTACCTCGACGAGGACGACTTCCTGAACAACGAGGGCCAACTCGACGAGGTGCTGTGGGAAGAGGCGGTGACCGATGCCCAGGAGTCGTACATCGCAAGCGCGGGCGAACACCTCGACTACAACGTCCCGGCTGAGTGGGAGGTGCGCGAGGCCGCGATGAACTACGAGAACTTCGACCGCTGGCTGGAGAACAACTTCGAGGACTTCGCAGCCCACGGGGACCGGAGCCAACTGGAGACCATCTTCGACCAGGTCCAGAGTGCGTTCGAGGACCCCCACAGCTTCATCGACGACTTCGGCACTGGCGAGTCGTTCGGGTCCCTCGCCATCGACCTCCCGGAGCCGCGCAAGCCGTTCGAGCAGATCGACATGGAGATCAGCGCCGCTCGCGAGAAGGCTCTGACTGGCGGAGGGGAGTTCGACAGGCGGGCAGACCCGACCGCCTCCAGGCTCCCAGGGGACCCTGAACGCCCCGCACGTCGCGAAGGCGGCGACCAGCGGGCAGGGGGAGTGCGTAGAGGCAGCGGCCCGTCCTCCGACCCGATGGCCGAGGAAATCTGGTCGGGCGCGGAGCGTCGGGCCACCAACGACCTCGACCGGAGGGCCGTGGAGAGGGCCAGGGAGATGTCCAAGGAAGAGAACCTGGACCCCCTCATCCTGCTGCGGCGGGCGCTGGAGGAGCAGGAAAGCGGGCGGAAGCTCTCGAAGTACGAGCAGGCCAGGAAGGTGGGCATGAGGCTCTCAGCCCTGGTGGGCGCGACGGCTGTGGGATCGCAGGCTATGCAGCGCCGGAGAGAAGGTACCCGATGAGGGTAGGCACGATCATCCTCATCCTCATCCTGCTCGTTGTCACCGGGCTCTCGGTCCGGGGCATGTCAGCAGCCAGGAGGGACCTTGCAGTCGCAGAAGCGAACGAACGGGCCGCGCTCGACACGACGCGGACGCACCTCAGAGACTCAGTGGCTGCTTCTACCCGACTCGCCGTCCAGGCGGCCATCATTCCTGACTCGGTGTCAGACGCGCTGGCCGAGGCTCTTCAGGATCGCGATGCGAACCTCGTGGCTTTTCAACGGTCGGAGATCGCCTTCGATTCGGTCGTTGCTCTCGGCCAGGTGGCCGCTGTGGACACCGTCTTCGTGGAGGGAGAAGACACGATCCGCGTCGTCACGTTCGAGCTTGAGGGACCGCCGATACGTGGCGAGCAGGTGGTCAAGCTCACTCCTGGGACGCCAGTCCCAGGCCAGGCCAGGCCCCTCTCTGTCACGCTCGACTCCCGACTGGTGGTGAGCCCCTTCAGCATCACCTACGGCATCGCGTGTCAGAACAACGACCCAGTGTTCGCGTGGAAGACCCCGGACTGGGTGACCGCGACGTTTGCAGGGGGAACAGTCGAGCCTGACGTGTGCTACACTCCACCCCCCACACCCATTCTGTCGATCAGCGTGGGGAAGAGCGTGTGGCTGGCTGCTGGTGTAGCGGTCGGGTATCTTCTGAGCGAGGTCCGATGAGGGAGGGGAGATGTCAACGGAGGAGCGGAGGTCAAGGAACAGCAGCACAGGTGCGCCCACGCAGTTGATGGTGGCCTACAAGGCGCTGCCGAAGAAGGACGTTCGGCGCTTCCAGTGGGTCGGCCTCGTGCTCATGGCCATGTCAGCGGTCTTCCTCCTGGCGGTGCCGATCTTCGTGCCGATCCCGGTGGTGAGCTACGTCGTCGCCGTCATCCTCTTCCTCGTCGGCGTCTGCTTCCTGTGGCCGCCGCTCGGCATCTGGGCGGCCTCCGCGATCCCGAACGGGGTGGCCAAGGTGATCCCCGGCATCGGTGGCCTCGTGAAGAAGGGGCTGCTCGACCAGATCCCCGACCGCCGCGACGAGGACGACGCTTGACCACCCCCAGGGGTGTAGGGTACCCTGGGGACCATGATCGAACAGAAGGTCGTCTGGACCCCAAACTCACGCCCCCAGGAGCTATTCTGCGCCTCCACTGAGGACGAGGTCTTCTACGGCGGCGCGAAGGGGTGCGCGAAGTCGGACGCCATCCTGATGGCCGCGCTCCAGCAGATCGACAAGCCGCAGTACAAGGCGCTGATCCTCCGCCAGACGTTCCCCGAGGTCCAGGAACTCATCGACCGTAGCCACCGCCTCTTCCCCCAGATGCGGGGCGCTCCCCAGTGGTCGGGCCAACTGAAGCGGTGGACCTGGGCGGGTGGTGTCGTCCTCCAGTTCGGGTACTGCAAGACGAAGGACGAGGTCCAGCGGTACCACGGCCAGGAGTGGGCCTACATCGGGTTCGACGAGGTGGCCGACGTTCAGGACGAGCGCGTCTGGGTGATGCTCCAGGCGGAGAATCGCTGCCCGAACAAAGACGTGCTCTGCTTCATGCGCGGCACGGGCAACCCTGGGAAGCCGGGGCACCCCTGGATCAAGAGGCGCTTCATCGACCCCTGCGGTTTGCAGGGCGAGAACGTCTACCGCTACCGCTACGAGATGCCGGGCCTCCCACCCGTCGAACTCACCCGCCGGTTCATCCCCGCTCGCGTCACTGACAACCCGGTCTACGCGAACGACCCGAAGTACATGTCGCGGCTCTACAGCCTACCCGAGATCCTGCGGAAGCAGCTTCTCTACGGCGACTGGAGCGCCGGGTTCGGGATGGCGCTCGACGAACTCGACGCCAGCGTCCACATGGTCCAGCCGTTCGACATCCCTGCAAACTGGGTGCAGTTCGGGGCCTTCGACTGGGGGTACAACCACCCCTGGGTCTTCGGCCACTACGCGGCCTCCGAGGACGGGGTCATCGTGAAGGTGAACACGTACTCGGGCCGCTTGCAGAGCGACCGCCAGATCGCTGAGACGATCATCGACGTGGTGGACATCACGAAGCTCCGGTACGTGACGGCGGGGCATGACTGCTGGGCTCACCACAAGTCCAGGGCGGACGACAACACCCCGTCCACGGCAGAGCGGTTCATGGAGTACGAGATCCACCTCAGCCAGGCCAACACGGGTCGCTACGCCGGTCTCAGGAACTTCCGCGAGCAGGTGGCGTGGAAGGGGATCCTGAACCAGGGGACGATGGACGGGGAGCCCAACTTCTACATGATGGACACGCCCCAGAATCGGAAGTGCTTCGAGACCCTCCAGGGCATGATCGTGAACCCCGAGGACCCCGAGGACGCGCTGAAGGTGGACGCGGACCCGGTCACGGGAGAGGGCGGCGACGACGTGTACGACGAGACGCGCTACGCGCTCGCGAGCCGTCCAGGGCGTGCCGAGACCAACTGGCAGGACCAGCCCGTGAGGGCCTTCGACCGGGCCGTGCTGCTCCACGAGATGGAGAAGCGGAGGCACACCGGACAGCCGGTCCAGGACCCTGACGACATCAACTACGACGACCTACCCCAAGATGGAGTGCTGCTACTGTGAGCGTTGGCGACGAAGGTGCGAAGCCGGAAGAGAAGACTCTGGGCCAGACGTTCACCATCGGGGGCAAGACCCTCGACGACTACTTCGACCAGAGGCACAGACACTCCAAGATCACGCGGGGTGAGATGTCCGAACTCATCTCGCTCTTCGTGGACAAGCACACCATGGCGAAGGCCCTGGACGTGATGCGGTTCTACATGCGCGACACGATCAGGAAGGAGGTCGAGGAGGAGATGGGCGCGTTCATGCTGCGCCTCAAGGGGGAGCCAGAGACGACGGAGGGCGGGATCATCCTTCCCAGCGGACGATGAGCCCCGAACTCCTCTTCCTCTGCGGCGTCGGGGTGGGGCTCATCATGGGCCTCTACGTGGGCGAGCGCCGGGTGACGAAGGCGCTGCACGAGATGCTCGTGAAGGGCATGATGGGGGGCGTCCCGCAGGCCGAGGTGTGGGAGCCGGAAGGGGATGACGTGGAGCCGCTCAAGCTCGTGCGCCAGGCGGACGGTGAGGTGAAGGCGATGACCTGGGACGAGGGCACCATCGTCAAAGGCGTCCAGGAGCTTCTGATGGACGCCAGGAGGCTGGGCCAGAACCTCAGCGAGGAGGAGGCCCGCGACGAGGTCATGCTGATGCTGAATAGCCAGGACGGAGAGATGGGGTGAGGGGCGTCCGCCACCCGCCACTGAGCAGATTCACCACGATGCAGAAGATCGTACTGGCTCTCGTGGGGCGCGGTCTGACCTACGCGGAGATCGGGCTCCGGCTGCACATCCACCCCCAGACAGCCAAGCGGCACGCGAAGGACGCGGCTGCGAAGATCCCCGGCAACCTCCCCTGCAAAACGAAGATCCTGTTCTGGAACCGGGGTGCGACCCTCGACCAGCTAACAGGGGAGGGCTGGACAACCGGAACCCGGAAGCAGTAGGCTGAAGCTCGAAGGTGAGTCATAAGGTGAGTCCCACCCGTTCCCTGAGAGGTTGAAATGCCCGGTACAGGTTCAGAAGGTGCGCTTGCAGGTACCCCGTCACGCCTGCGTCTACCGAAGGCCCAGGCCCGTGTCGCCCGCTCCGTCTTCAACGACGGCTTCGAGATCCCCGACACGACGCCCATCATCAGGTACATCCCCATCATCCAGTGGGGGTCGATCCGCATCCGCACCAGGATCACGGGAGCGGCAGGCGTGCTCGGCTTCGAGTTCGTCCGACCGGCGCAGAACCGGAACCCGGATCAGGCCACGTCCCTGGAGGCGTTCCCCTACACGGTGGACCAGCCCGCCATCGACACGACCGCCTGGGTGGACGGGGTCGAGTTGAGCCTGGAGATCACCGACACGGAGCACCAGGGCGAAAACTGGCTGATGATTACGGCCACCGCAGCCGCGCTCTGCAACGTGGACTTCATGGACATCTCCGGGGTGAACCTTGGTCTGAGCTACTAAGCCGTGGGGTTCTCGGGCACCGAGGTAACGGAGAAGGGATTCGTTCAGGGCTGGGATCCCGCTACCGAAGACCAGGGCGACCAGCGGGCGCATCGCAACACGCAGTCGCTGGAGGCCCAGGTCTTCCGCCCCTGGGCGTGGAACCGTCACGCGGGTGCGGGCCTGCGCTACAACTTCAGGGGCGGGTACGTGGACGACGGGGTCGAGTGGGTCCTCGTGGCGGACGGCTCCATCCTCCTGGTGGACAACGAGACGAGCTTCATCGAGCGCGACATCCTGGGGGTCGTGTCCTCGAACCTCATCGGCTTCACGTACCCAGGCCGGATCCCGATGGCGACGGTCCGCACGCAGAACGGGCTCGTCATTCCCGAGACCTACGTGGACAGCAGGCCCGAGGTGGTCGGGGAGCCTACCGGGTCGCCTGGCTTCATCGACTTCACGCAGATCCAGGGCCATCTACTCCCGTCGCAGTTGGCACCAAGTACGTGCTACCTGGAGGCTGGCGCGATCTCACCGGGGTCATTCTTCGGCAAGTTCTGCGGGGGCGCATCCAGCAGCTTCGAGTTCCCCAACCTGCTCGGCATCGGTGGGCCGCCCACACTGACGACGGCCCCGCTCCAGGTGTACGGGGACGCCGACCTCCGGGGCGGCCTCCGCCTGCTAAACGCAGCCGACCTCGCGGAGAACGTCATCTTCGCGTCGGGTGCCGGGGACGAGTTCGCGAAGATCACGAACTTCATCTCGGACTCCACGATCTGGGAGGTCCGGTCGCGCACGGGGCTCGTCAACGTAGACGACCGAGAGGCCACACTCGCGCTTACCCGCACCGACAACGCGGGCAACGAGGAGATCCTGGACCTCTACAACAACGGGTTCTTCTCGTCGCCCAACAGGATCGCTGTCGGCTTCGGGACCAGGATCATCAAGACGGGCATCGACCCCGTCCTGGGCGGAAAGTGGCGTCCGTATCGGTTCGACTGGTTCCACTTCGACACGCTTGAGGAGGTCCCAGGATACACGATCCTCAGCCCGGACGATCCCGGAGGGCCGTGCTTCGTCTTCCACATCCCGGTGAAGCTGCCGTTCAGCCAGCAGATGGCGAACGACCTGTTCATGGAGACCGACCTGGGTAGGTTCGTTCTGTCGAGGGCGACCAGTCGTCAGCCGTGGACACCTCACGATATGTGCGCCTCTAACGCAGGGTTCTCCTGATGGCCAAGAACGAACAGCCCGTCTTCACCAGAGCGGGCGTCAACGAGCACGGAACGATCAGCGTTGCGAACGCGAACCTCGACGGCTCCGGGACCCTCGTCACGGTAGCAGACGGTCAGACGGAAGGCGTCAGGATCGACCAGATCGAGATCAAGGCCATCGGCACGACGACGCTCGGCATGGTCCGCATCTTCCTGTCGATCAACGGCGGCGGAAACTTCTTCCTGTGGCGGGAGATCCCGGTCGCGGCGATCATCCCGTCCGGCACTGTGGAGGCGTTCAGTGCGGTCATCGACCTGACCACGGCGCTGAACGATCCCCCACTGGTCCTGGCGGACACGAACGACATCATCGCCTTCGCCACCGAGAACGCTGAGTCGTTCGAGTGCTGGGTTCGCGGAGGAGCTTTCGCGGCCTAATGAACTCGGGGCTGAAGGCTTCTGGGCAGGGGATGGACGGGCCGCCGTTCGAGCCCCCCATCGAACACTCGTCGCTCGCGGGCCTGGGGCCGCCAGCCGACGACCACCTCCAGTACCTGCTGCTTGCAGGGCGGGCCGGTGGCCAGGTCGCTTTCGGCTCGCCGGACACTGCCGAAGACCTGACGCTCGCGGGCAACCCCGGACCGGACCCTGGCTTCGTCAGGCTCAACTCCCCGGTCATCTTCGGCCCGTACAGCGCCAACCCGCTCGCGGCCTACGGCTTCGACTACGACGCGGTCGAGGCGTTCACGGCGCTCTTCGTCGGTGGCGGCATGAACTTCTCGGGCACGATCAGTTTCACCAACCCGACGTTCATCTACGAGAGCTTCCGTGGTGCTCCAGAGATCACCACGCTCGTCAACCCCGGCTTCGCGGCCTACACCGTCATGCAGGCCCTCCCCGCGTTGTTTGCAGGGCCTGGGGCCGGGAACAACCCGCTGAATCCCCTGGTGGTAAACGCCGGGGTCTCAGTCACGAACCCCTTCGCGGGCACGCGCACGACAGCCACCATGACGGCGGTGAACTGGTCGGGCCTCATCCGCACGCAGGTAAGCGGCGCGGTCATGAACGTCACCAACCACACAGCCCTCACGGTGTCCCCGAAGTTCTCGACCGTGGCCGGGTCCACGATCAGCTTCGGAATCATCCGGGGGGTGTGGGCCCAGAACCCTGCCGCTGGGCTGTTCCAGCCGGGCCTTGGGACCGAGACCATGGTCGCGTACTACGGGCTCGACGTGACCGCGATCCCCTTCGGCGGCGCGGTCGAGAAGGCGGCGGTCCGCTCCGCCATCACCGTGGCCGTGGACGCATGGCTCCTGCTCAACACCGGAGGCGCGTGGTCCGACTTCGGGGATGGTGACATTCACTTCAACGACAACGCCCTGATCCGATTTGGTGCCTCAGCCCAGTCGCCAGATGCCGCGATGTACTGGGACGGTGCGGATCTCATACTCAACCCCCACTTCTCGGCCCCGACGCCAGCAAAGGTTGTCATCCCGGAAGGCGGGTTACGAGTCGAAGCTGATGGGTTCCCAGTCTCCGATTTCATTCGCCGCGCATCCAGCGTAAACCTGCTCCTGTCTTCGTGGAGGCTCACCGGACAGTCGTCTGGCGATATGGTCGATGGCTTCGGCACGGCACTGTTCTGGACCATCGAAGATGATGCTGCCGTAAAGAACAACATCGCGTTCTTCTCGGCTGAACGTGCAGGCGCAGACAACTCTGGGCTCTATCGGTTGCGGGTCTACACGCTCGGCGTAGCCAACCAAATCTACGAGGCTTCTCGCCTCACGTTCACAGTCACCGTTCGTGCGAAGGTGCAAGGAGCCAACGCTCTCGTTCCGATCAGTCCTGCTCAGATCACGGCAGATCAGGACGACTATCAGGGACAGGGTTCTGGCACCGCGATGCGTGGTCTGCTGCGCTTGGATACTGACGCCTCCCGCACCATCACAGGCATCGACGCTACGACAGTCGATTTCTCTGAGGCAGACGATGAGTTGCGACTCGTCAACATCGGCTCGTTCGATCTGGTGCTTGGACATCAAGACGTTGGTAGTCTGGCCACGAACCGGATCATCTCACCGACCGGCGCGGACCTGACACTTGGGCCTGGTGATTCCGCGCTGCTCTGGTATGACGGCGCGACAGCCCGGTGGCGCATCCTGGAGACGACTGGTGCGTAGGCTCGACACGATCTTCGAGGGCCTCACGGTCGCCCGCGTCACCATCGACTTCCCCAGCGTTAGCTCGAACGGCACCGTGGTCGTGGACACGAACGTGCCCGGTCTCGCGCTCGGGACTCACATCATCACCTGGGCTCCCGTCACGACCGCGACGACTATCGACGATCTGCTAATCACTTGGATGGTCGTTGCCGCCGACACGCTACGCACGGTACTCTACAACCCAACAGGCGGGGCCATCGACCCGGACTCCATCGACTTCGAGTTCGTCTACGGCACCGTGAACCCCGACATCGACCCATGATCCAAGGCTTCGAGGCAGACCCAGCAGAGTGGGAGGAGATCCAGACGATAGTCCGTCAGGAGATCCAGATCGACGGCGAAGCTGATGAGCCGGTGAGCTTCTTCGGGTACATGTGTGGCATGTGGGATCTGCTAACCGACCCGGACCAGCGGACCAGGATGCTGGCTCACCAGGCGCACCAACTGCCGAACCAACTCGAAGACCAACTCGTCCACATCGACGCGGCGAAGGCGGACACCGAACAGAAGCTCCGCGACCGGGCTGTCGATCCCGGTGCGCCCGAACCAGAGAGGACCCCATGAGCGAGCCACGGGCAGGCGTGACCGAGGGACTTGAGAAGGAGAAGACCAAGGCCACACCGAACGGAGCGACTCCAGCAGTCGAGGTCGCCAAGTCGGGATCCCCGACCCACGTCGCGATCCCCATCGAGGTCTGGAAGGCCACGCTCGACACGCTCTCCACGCTTCCCTACGCCCAGGTGGAGCAGCTTATCCCGGCGATCCGCACCGGAGCCCCCATCACACTGACTGGAGAGTAGCATGGCCCTCAGTTCCTCACGCTTCGGGGGCATGAAGGGCAGTCCCACAGTGGCCCTCTCTCCGGGTGGCCAGGCGTTCGACTTCGACGACATCCCGGACATCCGACAGCCCTCCGAGGACGGCCACGGGGAGTCCGACGACGACGACCGGAAGCGCATCACCTGGGCGACCTACATGTGGGACTCCCAGGACGACTCGGTTCGCAGGCGGGACCGTCAGATCGAAGAGAACATCAGGATGCTCTCCGGGCAGCAGTGGAGCGTCTTCAACCCGCGCCTGGGTCGCTTCATCGACGTGACCCGGTGGATGACCACCGACGAGAAGAAGTGGCGGCAGCGGCCCGTCTTCAACCGGCTGCTCCCGTGGTTCATCATCACCCACGCCCGCATGACCGAGAACCCGCCCATCGTCACGTTCGTGCCAGGGCCGGATCGGGACGACGCGATGCTGGCCGCGACCCTCGACGTGATCTTCAAGAAGAAGTGGCGGGAGATCAACATGGCCGAGGTGTGGGACCGGGCGAGCGCCTGGCTCATCCCTGCGGGCACCACGTACCTCCAGAGTACGATTAACCTGCGGAAGGGCGACTTCGTCACGTTCGAGGGGCAGGCAGGCGAGGAGGACATGGAGGGGCTCACGGAGGAACAGGTCCAAGCCCTGGATGGCCTCGACGGGAACATCGGCTTCAGCGCGGAGGGCAAGCCGCAGTTCGACGACTCCGGGGAACCTGTCGGTCCCGAGGGGGCCCACGTCGAACGGAGGGGAGACCTCGACGTGCAGGTTCTCAACGCCGTCCAGGTGCGCGGTGAGTGGGGCCCCGACCCGTGGCACGAGAAGTCCTGGCACATGACCCGGACGTTCCACACCACGAACGAAATCTTCGAGTTGTACGGCATCAAGGTCGAGGGGTACCAGGTCCCGAACCAGGGCGGCTCCGACACCGGAATCCTGGAGCGGTTCATCTACGGCTCGGGGTACTTCGGCGCGGCTGATCCGAACACCATCGGCAGCGACTTCAGCACGAACGTCGTCATCCCGGAGCCCACCGTGGAGGTCTTCACGCTCTGGCACCGACCCGCTCCGTTCGCGGGCATGGAGGAGGGTCCCAAGCAGCCCGGTGGACGGCTGCTCGTGGTCACGCGGGAGAAGTGCCTGCACGATTCGCCGCGCCCACTGGCCTACCCGTACACGTCGCCCATCAGGCGCTTCGAGTTCGTCCGCCTTCCCGGACGCCCCGCTGGAGGCACGACCCCCCAGGAGGCCATGAACCAGCCTCAGCGGATGTACAACAAGACCGCTGCCGGGCTGCTGGAGCACACCAACCTCTCGACGAATCCGATCAAGATCATCGACGCCCAGTCGGGCCTGAACGAGCGACAGGTGACGAACCGTCCGGGCCTGGGGCTGAAGGTCACGAGACGGGCGAACATCCCGCCGTTCGAGTGGGTCGCACCGCCCCCACTGTCCCCGGACGTGTACCGGACGCTGGAGTTCTTGAGGCAGGAGATCGACGAACTCGGCAACCTGGTGGGGACAGAGGGTGCGGCCCCGACCGAGGACGCTTCGGGCGAACTCGTGAAGGAGCTTCGCTTCAACTCCGACCGCTTCCTGGGGCCGACGATGCGTCGAGCAGCCGAGGAGTTCGGTCGCATGGTCGAAGACTGGATCGTGATCTTCCCGGCGCTCTACGACGAAGAGGACATCCTCGCCTACGCGGGTGAGGACAACGTCGCCCGGACCATCATGGTCTACCCGGACCTCTTCGAGAGCGCCTCTGTAAACGTGCAGGCCGACGTGGAGTCGATGCTGCCCGAGGGCCGAGGCGAGCGCCAGAAGAACATCACCGCCCTGTACGCCAACGGGCTCTTCGGACCGCCAGGGACCCCGGCAGCGACGAACGCCTTCTTCGAGCTATCGCGGTTCCCGCACCTGGGCCGCGCCGGGAAGTTCGGGGGGATCCACCGCATCACTGCCGACCAAGAGAACGGCAAGATGCTCCAGGGGGTCCCCGCGATGGAGATCCCGGTGTTCGAGTGGTACGACGATCTGGTCCACCTGATGAGCCACGAGGAGTTCATGTCGTCGCCGGAGTTCCTCGAACTCGACCCCGTCGTGCAGCAGCAGTTCGTCATGCACCGGCAGATGCACATCATGAACATCCAGATGAAGGCCGCCGAGATGGCACCACCCCCAGGGGGTGTACCGCTGGAGGGTGGAACGGGCGGCGGAGGTGGCGGCGGAGGGCCTGATGCTACATCATCCGAAGTCGCCCCCGGTCCTGGGGCTCTTCCTGGAAGCCAGGGTGAGTCACCTCTGGGCCCACCGCCTCTACCTCAGTAAGCAGGAGTAGGACGTGCCAGACGAGTCTGAAAACCTCGAAGGCGAGGGAACCGAGGACAGCGGCGGAGCAGGGGGCAAGTTCGGCATCAAAGAAGCTCTCGCGCAGGCGAGGGCTCAACTCGAAAAGGGAGACGACGATGAGTCACGTCACCAGCGGGGGAGCGACTTCGACGAACTCTCCGCTCAAGGGGAGCAGCATCAAGGCTCCGGTAGCGGCGACGGGTCAGGGGATGAAGATGAACGTCCCGGCGATGAGGACGAGTCCGCCGAAGGGGAAGGGCTCGGGCTCGATGAAGAGCTACTAGAGGACGACGATGAAGGGTCCGACGAGCACGAGGACGACGACGAGGACAAGTCCGGGGCAGAAGCGGGAGACGAGTCCGACGAGTCCGAGGGGGACGGTGAGGAGGAGGAGAAGGAGGAGGAGGAGATCACGGTCTCCATCCCCGGACGTGGCCCCGACGACGACGACCTCGAAATAGTCGTCGATGACCAGGAGACCGCCGAGAGGCTGAACCAACTCAAGAACGGGTTCATGCGGGGCGAGGCGTACCGCACCGGCCTCTCGGAGATCCAGGCCGCCCAGGAAGAGCTTTACGAGATCGAAGAGCAGTTCGGGGTGGACCCGGCTGGCTTCGTCCTGGAGCACATCGAAGAGAAGCATCTCCCCCAGGTGGCCCTCGCGCTGATGACCGCGCCAGGTGCCTGGGACGCCCTGAAGGAGACCGTGCAGGAGTTGCTCGAAGAGCCCTCAGCACTTAGAACTCTACAGGCCGAGGCGAAGGCTGCTCGGTTTGAGACGAGGGAGGCTCTCCAGAAGGCGAGGGCAAACCGGACAGCGCAGAACAAGAACGCTGCCACGCTCCGGGAGGGGATCGAAAGGATGATCCCCGACGAGATGGAAGAGGGTCGTAGGACGAGGTTGCTTGCAGACGTGACGCGAGACGTGGTGGATCACATCAACCGCCACAAGCTGCTCACCCTGGAGGCGAAAGACCTACCGACCATCGTAGCAGAACGGCTGGAGTTGAACGGGATCGACCCGCTCGACGCCAGGAAGGCCCTGAAGGACAACGGGCAGCGGCTCCGTGGCAAACCTTCGACTCGGAAGAAGTCCAAGGCGAAGCCGAAGACCGGCAAGCAACTCGTGAAGGCCAGTAAGAAGCGGAAGAAAGTCGCCGCAGCCCCCGGACCGGGGAAGCACGCAGCGCCGACCGAAGCCAGCAAACTGCCTCCGGGTCAGAATCTCAAGCAGAGGGTCGAGGAAGTCCGCAAGCGCGGCTTGGCTGCTCTCTTGAACCGCTAATCATCTGATCCAGAGGTAAGGTCATGCCCAGCATCACCACGACCACTGATGCGATCACCGAGGCGATGAAGGTCATCTTCTCGGATCCCCTCATCGTGAACATCGTCGAGGACACGGAGTTGATGTCGATCTTCCAGACCGACATGAACGTCCAGAACGACAACACGACGGGCGGTCGTTTCGTGGAAATGGCGCACTACTTCCAGCTTCCTGCTGGTGTTGGTGCGCGTCTGGAGAACGAGTACATCCCCGAGGCGGATGACCCGGTCTTCAAGAACAGCCGCCTCTTCCTGAAGAAGATTCAGGGAACCGTCGAGATGACGGGTGACACGATGCGTCGTGTCGTGGGCGATGAGGGAGCCTTCATCAACTACATGGAGAGGGCTCTCCCCGACCTCGTCACCCGTCTGGTGAACGAGATCGACCGGATGTACATCGGCTTCGGTGCCGGGGTGAAGGCGCGAGCCGCAGCCACCCCCACGAAGCTCAGTTCCTCGACCATGTCGGTGGTCGTGGACCGCTCCGTTGGGGTGGATGGGTTCACCGACGCCTTCTTGCAGTTCATGGAAGGTGAGGGCTGTGTCGCTCTCGCAGCCGCAGGCCCGCTGGACGACAGCGCCATCCTGAACCCTGGGACGGCGCAGGCTTTGACCCTCATCGACATCGACGAGGATTCGGCCCTCCTGACGTTCTCGGGTGTTGAGGCCACCATCGACGCCTGGGTGGCGGACGGTGCCGGACTGTACATCGTCGCTGGTGACGGTGCCGGTAACTCCGCAGTGCAGGCGTCGTCTGGTGACGACCGCGAGATCGCCGGGTTGATGGCTGGCGCGGACGACGGTGGGATCGTCTCCACGTACAACAACATCGACCGGACGGCGAGCGGGAACCGCCTGTGGAGGTCCATCGTCATCGACGGCTCCGACGCCGTCTGGGGTGGACAACTCACCGAGGAGCTTCTCGTCTTCGCGGACGATGAGGTCGCGGTGAAGGGTGCTGGACGCATCGACTGCGTCGTCGCATCGCGGGCCGCCTGCCGTGGTTACTGGCAGAGCCTGAAGGGTGATCGGATCTTCAACGACCCCCGTGGCCAGTACGCGGGCGGGAAGGGACATGTGGAAATCGTTCTCGGTGACCGCACCGTCATGTTGAAGGTCGCTCGTAAGCTGCCGCCCGAGGTCGTCTTCTGCTTGCAGAACGACACCTGGCGTCGGCTCACGCTGAACTCGTGGGAGTGGGATGACCGGACCGGATCCATCTGGAACCGCGTAACGGATGCCACGGGGCGGAAGGATGCCTTCTACGCGACCGGCGTGATGTACGAGCAACTCTTCTGTGTTGCGCCCAGGAAGAACGTCCGCATCGACGGCTTGAGCGCGTCGTTCTGATCGACAGCCGGTGGGTAGCCTGGGGGGCCGGTGAGCCCCCCAGGTCCACATCTATGTCAACCTCAGCAGGAGGCCACCATGGCCATTCAGGACAGGAATGTTCACCGGGACGCGGAGCTTCTGAAGAAGGCCGCCAACGCGGTCATCGCGGACCCTGCGAACGCAGATGAGGACGAGCCCATCTACGTGAAGCAGCCCCGCTACAACTACCGGGTCTCGGACCTTTCCGCCTACGCTCGTGTCATCGCCACGGCGGACATCAACCTTCGGGCCAAGGCGGTCCAGGACAACGGGGTGGTGGGGAGCCCGCAGTTCGCTGTGGCTGCTGCCGTCACCTTCGCCATCGAAGCTCTCTGGCAGAACCTTGTCGGGGTGCTCACCCGTCTCGCGGCCACGGCGGCCCAGGCGTTCTCGGGCACCGAGGTTGTGCTCGACGGTACGTGGGGAGTGTGGCTCGTCACCATCGACTCGGGCCAGACCATTATCACCATCGCGCCTTCTGGAATCATGGCCTTCGCCACCGAGGAAGACGCGCTCCGTGCGTGTCCCCAGGTGGTCGGTGATGGCTCCGAGGGTGTCATCGGCATCCTGACGCTCGAAGCGGTTGGTGGTGACTTCACTGCGGGCACGACGAACACGAACGACGGCATCGTGGCCAACTTCAACACGTTCGATCTGGGTGGCCTCAACGCTGCCCTGGTCGTGGGCACGGATCCGCAGGCGGCGAACGCCTTGTTGACCGGGCTCACCATCAAGGACCCGGCTGGGATGCGGGTGCTCGACGGGCGTGGAGACACGGACCTTCTGGTCGTCTCTGCAAGGAGCGATGGCGCGGCAGTCTCGACCGAGGGGACTTTGCAGGCTGAGTACCGCCCGTCGCCCGTCCAGGGTGAGGGTCGCGGTGACTTGTCGGTGACTCAGACCAGGCCGCAGTACACGCCGTGATCCAGCGGCTCGTAGACCTCCCGGAGGAGTGCGAGGTGGCCCCACAGTGGGTCTTCGAGCGCCTCCGGGAGATCGACCCGCGACTCGAAGTCGTGGGGATCGGGCCAGCCTGGTGGGCTGTCGGGCGCGTGGCGGAGTACGCACCTCGTGTACGGCGCGGGCGGGAGGCTCTCGCGAGGTGGGAGAAGCTGGGGTTCACGAAAGAGAAGCACTGGCCCCTGATCCGCAACTCCCTCCTGGAGTCGCAGGGCTTCGGTCTCATCGGTCGCTACCAGTTCCGTGGCAACGAGGACTGGGGTGCGGTCATCGAGGAGATCAGGTACGCTTGCTACATGTTCGAGAAGTACGAGGGCGGGGATGAGAAGACCCGCGAGGCCATCGAAGGGGTCGCAGAGGAGACTCGTGCCGCAAGGAACGCAGCCAAGCTGATCGCTGACAAGCACTACGACGAGCGGTACCTCTTCAGGCGAATCGTCCGGGGCAACCCGGCCCCAGTCACGGTAGGAGCAGACATCTCATGAGCAAGTTCGGAGCGCGGGTGGTCGGGAAGGAACGGGCCGCCATGGCCCAGGTCGAGAAGAAGCACCACACCCGGAGGTTCGGTAGCAGGGTCATCGGTGCGGTGCTTGCACGGAGGCACGAGTTGGCCAAGGAGGTGGAGGATGGGTACGACCCGGAGAGCACCGCGAAGAAGATGGCGGAGCGACGGGCCGCCCCCGACAAGGCAGAGGCGTCGAGGAAGGCGTCGGGTGGAGAGATCGAGACCGTCGAGGCCCCGGTCACGGCGAACCTGGATGAACTCGGTGAGGCCCTCGTGGGCAACCCCGGATTCTTCGGTACGCTCTTCGCTGCCGAGAAGACGCGGGCGGGTGGTCCCAGGAAGGGAGCCCTCCGGCTGTTCCTGGCCCACGCCCTGGAGCACGAGCACGACGAGGAAGAGGTCGAGGAGATCCAGGGACTTCTGAAGGGCTAACGATCAGGGGGCACCATGCTGGTCAGACCCACAGCGGACATCGCGACCTTCCCGGCACCTGGGTGGACCACGGCCCCCCTGTTCTCGGAAGTCAACTCTGTAGACCCGGACGACTCGACGTTCATCACCGGGCTGACTCCGGGTGCCGAGGATCCCCAGGTGGCCCTCGCGCTTGCAGACCTGGGGATCCCAGTCGGGGCGACGGGCACGATCAAGGTCCGTATGAGGCTGGCGTGGAGCGCGGCACCGACCGTCTCCCCGGACGAGGTCCGAATCGGTCTGGCCCCGGCTGCAAGCCTGCTGGGATCCAACCCGGCTCTCACGTTCGTCCGCAGCATCGTGGGCTTCGACTCGACTGACTTCGTAGAGGTCGAGGTCGTCTTCAACTACACCGACTGGGCGGGCGACAGCAGCGTCTTCGGAGTGTACCTGGAGATGACACCCAACGGGGTGGATGCCATCGTGGGCACCTGCTCCTGGATCGAGGTCGAAGCCTGCGTCCCGGCCCAGATCCTGACGCGCTGTCAGCTTGGGAGCCTGACCGCGCGGGAGTTGATGGTCGAGGCTCGGGACTGGAGCCCCGCCTTCGAGAAGCGGGCCCACCCGGACGCGGTCCTGATGCGGGCCGTCTCCTCGTTCGAGAAGGAGGCGACCAGCTACATCGCCATGATCCGCCCGTCGATGCTGGCGAGCACGTTCACCGTCATCCTCCCCCTGGGCGACGGCTCCGACACCGCCTTCGAGGAAGGCATCACACTGCCCGCGTACACGTTCCTGCTACCGGGCGCGACCCTCATCAACGAGAACCAGAGGAACGAGGGCCAGGAGATCGAGATGGTGAACCTGGGAGTCCGGCATCGCCCAGGGGACTACTCCTCCGACCGCCTCCTCTACACCCAGGGCAAGAAGCTCTTCCTCTCCGGCGTGGCGGCGACGTGGGCCGGGTTCGGTTCGCTCGTCTTCAGGCTCGTCCTGACGCCCGCCGAGATCAACGACCCCGACCAGCGTCTGCTGCTGCCGAACTTCGCGCACGACGCCTACGTGGGAGCGATGGTGAAGATCATGGCGGCGAGGGCCAAGGACGCCGCCAGCATCCTGATCGGCACGGAGATGATCCAGGGCGTCTGGGATGCCATCGCCCAGCAGGGTGCGGCTGAGACCTTCGTCACCGTCGATGTCTTTCCTGGAGGCTTCTGATGGCCGTCACCACCACCGTGCAGGACATCCTCGACGGGGCCTACGCGAAGTCATCGAAGAACCAGCCGGGCACCATCGCGAACGAGGCCGTGGAGCTTACCGGCCTGGTCACGCGACTCCTGCGGGGGCTGTACAACTTCGCCGCCGAGGTGAACCCGATCCACTTTGCAGAGACGGCGGACGTGGTGGGTGTGGCCAGCGTCTGGGAGCGCCCCGAGTCCGCCGAGGCGATCATCAGGATCGAGAACGATGTGTTTGCAGAAGTCATCGTCGTGCCCTACGACGACAGGCTCTGCGAGGAGCCGAAGCCCACCGTGTACGAGTTCGGGGGTGACTTCTTCGCCTTCGCCGGCCAGACGGCCCCTCCGGGCGCGACAGACACCCTGACGTTCTGGTACTCGAAGCGTCCTGACGACCCAGCGCCAGGCGGAGTGGCCGGGGTGCTGGATTCAGACTGGCAGGAGGACTACGACGAACTCCTCATCCTGGAGGTCGCGATCTTCCTGGCGCTGAAGGATGGGCGCGGGGACGAGGCCGCCGCGCTGAAGCAGGACCGCAACGCCTGGGCTCAGAGGTTCGCGTCCTACCTCACGCACTCGACTGCAAACCTCCACCGCCGTTTCGGCCACCGCAGGCACATCAACGTGAACACGCTGCTGCCGATGCTCACTGGAGGAGCCTGATGACGTTCGACGAGATCATCACCGAGGGGCGCTCGCGGGCGATGGACTTCGGGGCGGACTTCCCCAGCACCGGACCCGTCCTGTACCGCCGCATCCAGGTGAAAGAGCAGACCATCTTCAGCCAGGCGAACAGGGTCAACCCCGACTACTTCGGAGCGAACACGGTCGGTGCCCTCGACGCCAACGGCGACGTGAACATGGGGAGCCTGGACCAGGAGGGGTCCGCCGTGGATCCGACCGCAGGAGTCACCCGCGTCGAGATCCAGAACCCAGGGTCCCACCCTACGCTGGTCCGGGGAGACGAGGTCGCCATCGTCCCGCACAACGATCCCGAGGCTGGGCTCGCGCCCCGGATGACGCTCCGGGGGTTCGTGCTGCACGCCATCTGCGGGGACATGGACGACGTGAGCAGCGTCTGCATCTACTACGGTCGTCGCCCTGCGGACAGGGCGCTTCCGATGGACGGCACCGAGACCTCCGAACTCCCCAGCGTCTACCAGGAGCTTCTGGTCTACGACCTCACGACCTTCCTCCTCAAGATGACGGTCGGCATGGAGCCGGAAGTGAAGACCGCCGCGCTTGCAGTGCTCGCGAGCGACGTTGAGGAGATGAGTGGCACGTTCATGGCTGAAGTCGCTGACTACGCTGGCGGCCAGGTCTCGCGATTCGGCAGCGTGGTGGGAGGTCAGAGAGTCTGATGGCTGCTGTCCGTTCAGGTATCCCGAGAGAGATCGCCCCTGGGGTCTTCATCGGTGCGACCGACTTCCGCGAGTTCGCTGGCGACGTAGGCGTGGGCTGGCCTGTGGGCATCACAGCCTATGGCGGCACAGGCAACACCTTCGTGTTGGACGAGAGCGGAGCCGGTGAGGGCATCGTCATTCAGCAGGTCGAGACCAACGCCGCCCACATGGGCATCGACGGGTTCGACAACTTCGTCGGCGTGCCCTTCGAGGTCCTGGCCCGTGGCTACGTCGAGACGGCGGGTGGCAGCGGCATCAGGATGAGGTTCGGTACGGGTCCGTTCTCGCTGAACGCGGGAAACTTCGATGACTCCGACTTCGCCATATTCACCACGTTCAACAACTCGGTTCGGATGAACGGAGGAACCCTGATCGGTGGCGGAGGTCAGGCTGATGGCCAGACGGTCGAGATCAACCTGGGCACTCCTGGCGGAGGCTTCGACCCGTTCTACTTCTGGGTGCGGTTCCGGCTGGAGGCCGCAGGCGCGAACGCCCGGTTCCGCCTCAACTTCACGTTCTCAGACTTCGACACGCCGCCTGCGGTGCCCACCGTCTGGGACATCGACGAGATCAGCGCGGGCGACGATGCGGCGCTCGTCCAGGCCGTCAACTCGGTGCTCGGCTGGGTCAGGTCCACTATCGGCCCGACCCAAATCTCGGACAGGCGGATCTCGTTCCTGTCGTTCAGCACGGACCCCACGTTCTCGACGCCGCCGCCGCTCCCGGACGAGACGTTCGATCAAGACGCTTCGGCCATCCCCCCCGATGTCATTATCCGCAACTTGCAGGGGACGTGGGTTGGGGCTGAGGGCACCCCAGTGGAGTTGTTCTGATGCTCGCTCACGTCGCCACTCTGTGGGAGGTCACGCTTGCAGCCGACACCGGCTTCCTGACGCCCGTCATCCAGGACTTCACCTCGACGTACCTCACGCAGTACGACGCCATCGGCCTGCTCGTCGGCACGGACTACATCATCCGTGCGACCTACTTCTTCGACGACGGATCGAACACGGGGCCTGGGGTGGCCACGGCCTTCACGACGCTGGCAGCTAACACGGAGCCGGAGCCCGGATCGTTCGAGTTCGCCACCCAAGGCTGCGGGGCCTGCTGATGCCCGTAGTCGTCCTCCCCTACGGGACGGGCCTGCAACGGTCCGATGGGGTCATGGTCCGGCTCCCTGTGAGCTTCGAGGATCTCAGGAACGTCTTCCTCTACGAGGGCAAGGCGGAGATCAGGAAGGGGATGACGCAGACCTCCGTCCTGGTGAACGACGACCCCATCAACATCGACCAGGTGGTGGGCCTGGAGGCTCTCCGCTCGCAGCAGGCGGCGCTTGCAGTCGGGTACCAGACGGCGACCGAGGAACTCTGGCTGAACATCCTCGCCATCGACGGCACGAACCCCAGTGCGGTGGGCCTGCTTGCAGACGTGAGCGTCCTGAACAACGGGTGGCTCTACGCGGTGCCCAGCCTCGTCATGGCGGAGTCGGACTCGAAGATGCTGATCGCCCACGACGAGCCGAACCTGGGCGGGCGGGTCCCCACGAAGGTGTACGATCCGTTCGGCATCACGATCAGCACTTTGCAGGCGGACCTCGACGGCGAGGGGGACGCCGACGTGCTCTTCCGAGGCATCACCCGCCACCTGACGTACATAGTCGGTTGGGGGTACGGGAACGCCACCGACCCGAACCGGCCCGACGTGCTCCGCATCTCGAACTCCGGCGACCCGGTCACGTTCCAGGACTTCGCGTTCTTCGAGGTTGGGCAGCGGGCGGAGCGCATCACGGTTTGCAGGACTGCGGGTACGTCGCTGATCGTCTTCAAGGAGACGGAGACCTACGAACTCTTCGGGTACTCCCCGGACACGTTCGGGATGCGCCCGGTGGACGTGCTCTTCGGATGCGTGGGGCACCGGCTCGCGGTCTCGGTGGGGAACCAGGTGTTCTTCTGGAGCAACCAGGGGCCCAGGGTCATCACCGGGAACCAGGCGTCCACAGACATCGCCACCCCCCTCGACATCGAAGGCCCGGACCCGACCACGCTGGTCGCTGAGTCAGATGTCCACGATGCGTTCGCACAGTACGACGCGAAGAGCCGGGTCGTCCTCTTCGTCTGGGGCCGCCGGGTCTACGCCCTCTCGATCCGCAACCCGTCGAAGCCGCGCTGGTCGTACTACGAACTCGGTGAGACGGCGCAGGTGGGCGCGCAGTTGTTCACGACGGAGAGTGGGTCCGGTGGTGTCGCTCCCACGGGGTACCCGGACATCACGCTGGGCTCTGCCGTGCCGAAGGTCGGAGAGGAGTCCATCGCGGCCACCCTGACGTGGGACAACATCGGGGACACCGCCGCAGCGGTCATCCAGATATACCTGTCGGAGGACGCAGGCGCGACTTACGTGCTGAAGAAGTCGGTGGCCTCGTCGGGCGGTGCTGGCCAGACCACGGACATCGAAGGGCTCACTCCGAACACCCCCTACAAGCTCTCGCTGCGGGCCTTCCGGGGAGCGTCGGGGACCACGCCTGCCGTGGTGCCTGGAATCGTGGACTGGACCGGCAACGCTGGGGACGCCGACAACTGGGACTCTGCCGCGTTCCGGGGGCAGGCGACGTTCGTGACTGACGAGGCCGTGCCCCTGCCGGTCTTCCGGTCTGGTGAGAACAACGGCGTCTGGGAGGTGATCTCGGGGGCGGCGTCCAGGATCACCGTCGAATGGGTCATCCCGGTAGGTGCCGAGGGCTTGGAGATCGAGATCGAACGAGCCCGCGCGGACGAGGGCAACACCGGGACCCAGGCGCTCGCTGGTGGGGTGGGGCCACCCGATAGCGGGGGCAAGCAAGCCTTCGGTGGGTTCGTGGCCCTCGCCACGGTCGCGGCGGGCACCACGAGCTACGAAGACGCCGACTTCGCCAACAACGCGCAGTGGAACCGCTATCGCTTCCGCTTCGTGGGTGCGGTCGCGTTCAGCCCGTCCCTCGACTGCTGGGGTGGACCCGACGCGCCAGGCGACGACTGGAACGCGAACATGGACGGCGATTCCGTCTTCATCACCCTCGACTGGATCAACGCTAACGCGCCTGGACGAACGCTGTGCCCCGGACCAACGGCAGCGCCTGCAAACCACTACACGCTGGCCTACACGAACAACATGGACGTGACCCCCGCCTCCGATGACTGGATGACGGGGACAGCGGGTGAGCGCGAGAACCCCTTCATCACCGCAGGCGGCGTGAGCGTGCTCGGTGGCGTTCCCGCACCCGAAGAGACCGACACCGTCCGCGTGGGCCTGCGTCACGAGGTGACGTGCTTCGGCACGATCTACACCTCCTACTGGGCGCGAGTGACCGGCACGCCGGACTACCGCGAAGGTCTCATCGGAGATAAGGAATGACCGGCACGCCCACCCCGACGCTCTTCTTCGGAGGAGTGGATTCCGACGCCAACATCCTGGAGTGGGGTGAGGGCTTCGTGGACGGTGACGGCGCGGTCCTGGTGGACGTGCTCGCGAAGTCAGATCCCATCGCTCCTGCGGGCGCGAGCGGCGAGGCCATCTTCAAGAACATCTACCTCACCGTCACCTTCGACATGACGGTGGATCTCATCATCACGCCCATCATCGACTTCGTGACCCTCGACGGGACTGCCGGGGCGATTCCCCCTGGGTACGCCGGAGTCGTCGATGAACGACTCACCCTCAGCCTCGTGGGTGGAGCGGAGCGGGTGACTGAGCGGTTTGAGATCGGGCTGTCGTTGCCTTACCCTGACACTGCGAACGAGAGGCTTAGGACGGCGATGCGGGGTGCCTGGTTCCAGGTCATGGTGAGCGTTGAGGGCGGGCTCGCTGCTGGCGATCTCATCCTGGAGCAGGTGGAGCTTGAGTTCGAGAACGTCCGCGAATCTGTTGTGGCCTCTACATAATGGAGTGGTAGGATGCCCAGACGAATCTTCGGGAGGCAGCGAGAGCAGCAGGCCCTTGGCCAGTACGATCAGTTGGCCGGACAGATCGGCCAGGACCGGGAGGCGGCGTCCTCCGGGTACCTGTCGCGGGCGCTGGAGTTCGACCCGTCTCAGGCCGTCTCACAGTACGGCCAGGGCTTCCTCGACGAGGCCACTGAGCAGCTTGGGCAGCAGTACGAATCCCTCACTGGCTCGGCCACCGGATCGGGTCGGCTTCGCTCTGGGTTCTTCCAGCGTGACGCCGGTCGGATGTTCCAGGACTTCAACCGCAGGGTGGCCAACGCCATCGCCGCGCAGTCCATGAACGCCGCCCAACTCTCGCAGCGGAACACCGCTGGCCTGGGTGCCTACAGCCAGAACCTCTACGGCCAGCAGATCGACATGATCGGTGGCGCACTCGACCGCTCGCAGGGGGAGGAGAACGCGAACCAGGGAGGCGGCTTCGGTGGCTTCCTGAAGAAGGCTGCGGGTACCGCTGCGGGCTTCGTCGGCGGAGCGGTGGCTGGGCCGGTCGGAGCGTACATCGGGAACAAGGTGGGTGACTGGATCGGCAACCAGGGCGACAGCGGGTACGGGAGCGGATAATGACCTTCCGCCCTTCGGTACTCCCCCAGCGGGACGACACGTTCGAGAGGGCCTTCCAGCGCGGGTACAACCTCGTGCTCGGCGGGCAGGAGCAGCAGCGTGCCCAGCAGGAGCACGAGGCCCGGATGACGGAGTTTGCAGAGCGGGCGGAGCAGCGCGTCTACGACCGCGAGCAGGCCAACCTCGACCGGCAGTTGAAGCTGGCTGACATCGGTGCGCGTCCGATCCCGGAGGGCTCCACGCCTGCCGACATGACGCTGGCGCGTGCGCTCAAGGAGGGCGGCGTGTCCGACAGGATCAGCGAGCCCCGATTCGGGATGCAGCCCCAGCCCCAGGGTGCCGTCCAGATGCCGGGGATCCCGGAGGCTGGCATCGAGCCGACCACTGGCCCGCAGCCGGAGGCCCAGGGTCGGGAGGTCACCTGGGAGAGTCGCGCCATCATCCCGGAAGGCACGCCCGCGATGCCGGACGACGTTCAGATCCTGGAGTCAGGGGACCAGAGGTACGCCTTCTCGAACCTCATGAACCAGCGCCTGGCCCAGGAGCGGTCGGACGAGGCTGAGGCACGCATCTCGCCCGACGAGGCGGCCCTCATCACTGCCTACCGTGCGGACAACGCGGAGCGCACTGAAGGCCAGCCCGACGAGGTCGTGCTCGCCCAGATCGCCCTCGACCAGTACAGCGAGAGGTACGACCGTGCTGGACCCCGCGAGAGGGGCCCGGACAACGTCGCGGCCCGCCAGCGCGCAGCACGGGTCCTGGAGCAGGTGGACACCGAGATGTTTAGCAGGTTCGGCTTCGAGGGTCCCCCCGAGGATCCCGAGGATCTCGAACGCTACAACGAGTTGCGTCGTAGGATCACGCAGAGGGTGGAGGACACCATGACCGCCGTCGAGGCGGAGACGGGTCCCGAGGATCTCGCGACCATGTCCGAGGATGCACTCGCGGCTGGCTCGCACGCTGTCGATGAGGATCAGATGGAGAAGTGGTGGGCCAGGGTGCTCGACGACACCGGGGAGGCTCCCTCGATCCGCGATGAGGTCTTGGCCGCGACTGCAAACAACGAGGGGGCCATCCGTCTCATCCGCACGTACTTCATCAGCCGTGCAGCCGAGGTGTGGGAGCGCCTCGACTGGGCCGACGCGGGGAACCGTCCGGGCCGTGGGGGCTTCAACTGGCAGAAGAACATCTTCGACGATGCCAACACGCCGGAGCAGTTTGCAGACGCCATCCTGGGAAGGTGATGAGTGGATCCCGAACTCAGGGCTGAACTAGACGAGCGGGTAAGGCTCGGCCTCTCGGCGCGCAACTTCCGCGAGGCGCTCTACATGCGTCGTCGGCGGAAGGGGACGAACTTCCTGGCCGACGCCCTCGTGGCCGCTGGCTCCGGTCCAGCCGCGTTCGTCACGTCCATGGGCGCAGGTGTCGCGGGCGTGGGCCGGATGATGCTCCCGGAGGACTTCGAGCCCGACTGGCTCGTGTCCATGCAGCAGGAGCTTGCAGACCAGTCGAGCGAACTCAGCCGGGTGGGGTTCAAGGCGAACAAGCCCCTGGCCTTCATCTCCCGGCTGGGTGCGGAGACGGCTGGCGTGCTCGGCACCGTGGGCGCGATCACTTCTGCTGGCAAGATCGGGCGGGTTAGCAGACTCGCCGGCCTCGCTCGCCCCGTGGCCCCGAACATCGTGGGTCGGACGGGCATGGCGACCACCCGCCTGGGGAACATGGTGGCCGGTGTGCCCGCTGCGGGGGTCCAGGCTGCTGGTGGGCCCGAGGCGTCCACCGCAGCCGCGCTCGCTCACTTCCTCCCCGAGGACTCAGAGGCCCGCGAACGGATCATCGAGGCCATGGAGAACCCGGCCATCCGCATCGCGTCCGAGGTGGGCATCGACATCGCACTCGGCGGGGTCATGGAGATCATCGGTGCCCGCATCGCGAGGTCCAGGGCCCGGAGGAAGAAGGGCGACTCGGGCGTGAGTGACGCTGAGTTCGTGGCCGACCCGCCGAAGTCTCCCGCAGACCTCGCCAGTGAGGGCAAGGGGCGCACGGAGCGTGGAATAGAGAGACGGGCCAGGGGAGAGGTGTTCGAGGGCGCAGAGCGCCGCGTGGAGCCCGAGAGGCGCATCTCAGAGGTCGATGAGGCAGCGAGGACCATCTCTGAGCAGAAGTCCATCGACAACCTGGTGGCCGGTGGCATGGAGCGGTCAGACGCTGAGGATCTCATCAGGGTGGGACGGGACATGCCGGAGGGGCCGGTGCCCGCCACCAAGGCCGAGATGGCCAGGGCCGAGATCGAGGCCCGCAACACGCGGGTCGAGGACATGCCCCTGGAGGGCATCACGGGTCCCAGGGCCGGTGCCCGCAAGGTCGTGCGTGGAGTGCCGAAGCCGGAGGGGCACCAGGTCCAGTACACGAAGGTGTCGGATGACATCGAGGCGCAGATGGCCTTCGAGGACACCTACGACGAGTTGCTGGCCACTGGCATGGTCCCGGAGGCGGTGACGAAGACCCACGACGCCCTGCGTGCAGCAGCCAGGGACATGGGCGTGGACGACCTGGCGGGGGCGGCCAAGCGGACGAACCTGGACTCGGTCGAGTTGATGGCGCTCCGGGGGAACTTCGTCTCGAACCGGGACAAGATATTCAACGCGAGTGCTCGGATGAGTCAGATCCTCGACGAGGTGGACTCGCGCTCCATCGGGACGAAGCGGGCGGAGCAACTCCTCGACGAGGCCGACGAGATCGAACGGTCGATGCTCTTGATGGAGAAGCAGAACGAGTCCTACGTGGCCGCCTTCGTGCGCGGGGCGTCCGAGGCTGGCCGCACCCTGAACTCGCTCCGGGCGATGTCCACGGCATCAGCGGATCCGTTCTACTGGATGCTGAAGATGCGGAAGATCAAAGCCATCGCCTCCGGCCATAACATCGGACGCGCTGGGGACACCGCTCTTCTCCGCAACCGGAACCCCATGCCGGACCTCACCCAGCAGGAGAAGCTCCTCTTCAACGAGGCGCTGGAGAAGATGCAGTCCGGCGACAACCGCGCCATGTCGGACCTGGCGACTTCGCTGTCCGGTGAGGCTGGGATCCTCGACAAGATTATTCAGGTCCGCCGCGCCGGCCTGCTAACGGGCGTGAAGACGATGGGCAGGAACATCCTCTCGAACACCGTCGAGGCCATCCTGGAGGAGGGGCCGGAGCGCGCGATGGCCACGGTCCTCGACCGCTTCGTTGCCCCCTTCGTCTCCGGGGTCAGGAAGGTGCCCCGGACAGTCACCCGACGTGGAGCCGAGGGCGTGGAGGTGGACGTGGGCGTGGGCACCGAGTTCCGCTCGACGATCTTCACGCCGGTCGCACGAGCGAAGGCCGCGTCCAAGGGAGCGTGGGAGGGGGCGAAGAAGGCGAAGCGCGTCCTCATCAACGGAGAGGACTTCAGCCAGGGCATGGAAGCGGGCATCGAAGGAGATGTCATCGCGAGGAAGTGGGACGAGATCCAGTCCGGCAGGCTGGACCGCGACAGCATGGTGGGCCGTACCGTCTCCTGGATCTTCGACTTGCAGGGCGGTTACGATGCGGTGTACAGGTTCGCGGCGTTCTGGGGAGCTATCGACGAGCAGGCCCAACTCTTCACCAGGCACCTCCCGGAGAACCGTAGGGCGGCGGCGAAGCAGGCGCTCGTGGACGACCCGCATCCCGAGATGATCGACGAGGCCGTGCGTCAGTCGGTGGATCGGGTCTTCGCTAACAGGACGAAGATCGCGGAGATGATGTCCGCCCTCGACCGCACCTTCTCTTCGTGGAGGCTCGACTCCAGGATCGACCACCGGGTCGCTGGCCACCTGGCCCGCTTCGCCTTCGGCTGGGTCGCGCCGTTCCGCCGGACGCCGTCGTCTCTGCTAACGCGCTTCTTCATCGAGCGTGGGCCTCTCGGTCCCGTGAACACGGTCCTGAAAGCGAAGAACCTCCGGGTCGCCGGTAACCGCATCCAGGTGCTGCTTGCAGAGAACGGCAACATCACGATGCGGGACCTGGCGGAGCTTCGGCAACTCCAGAAGGAGTTCGTCACGGCTGGTAGCAGAGCGGCCACCGGAGCGGGGGTCATGGCCATGGGTGCGTGGCTCGCGTCCAAGGGCCTCGCCACCGGAGCGATGCCGGCCAGCAACGCGGAGCGCCAGAAGTGGCAGCAGCACGGCAAGGTCCCCTACGCCGTCCGCATCGGTGACAACTGGCACTCCCTCACGGGCATGGCTCCGTTCGGCAACCTCCTGGGGTACGGTGCCCAGACCTTCCAGGACGTGAGCGAGCAGGGTGCGACGGCTGGCTCGATGGCTGCTGCCCAGGGTGCCGGCAGGATGTTCCTGGAGCAGAGCTTCATGCGCGGCATCAACGAGATCAACAAGGCGATCATGTCCGGGGGTACGTACTCCGACCGCTTCGTCTCTTCGCAGACCGGGAGCCTGATCCCCACGATCATGTCCGACCTCGCCATCCTCTCGGACGGGTACCTCCGGGAGACCGTGGGCGACAACCTGGCGGAGACGGCGGCCTTCGGCATGATGCGCCGGATCCCCGGAGTCTCGCGGATGGTGCCGGCGAAGCTCGACGTGTTCGGGGAGCGCATCCCGCTCGGAGCCAGCGCCGCCCTCAGTCCCACGGTGCCCCGCGAGATCCCTCAGACGGGCGTAAAAGCCTCGCTGGCCGAGGCAGACCTCCGTGTCCCCGTGGCCGCCTCCGGTCGTGGCCAGACGCGGGAGGAGCACCGAGAGGAGACGCGCACCCAGGGGCCGGAGATCGAAGGGGCCGTCGTTCAGTTGTTCAGGAGCGCAGGCTTCAGGCGCTTGGACAACGAGCAGCAGCAGGCGGTTATCGGTAACTTGTCCAGCCGGATCCGCCGCTACATGAACGCGAACGATGGGCGGACCAAGTCGTGGGCCAGCGACGTGCGAGCAGCCCTTCAGTCAGTGAGGTAGTCGTGGCGTCTTTCGAGACCAGTACGTACTTCAGCACGAGCGAGTTCAAGCACCCCGATAAGATGGACCAGGAGCTTATCGCGAAACTCGACGTGGCCCGCGAGTTCTCCGGGATCCCGTTCCACATTTCGAGCGACTGGAGAGAGAAGGGCGACGGCAAGTCCCACCACCTGGGGAAGGCCGTTGACATCCGGTGTGAGACCTCAGCCGACCGCATCCGCATCGTGGAGGGCCTGCTCCATGCCGAGTTCAAGCGGATCGGCGTGTACTATGCTATCGAGGGCGTCAGGCACAAGGGCGGCCACGTCCACGGTGACGTGAACAGCGCCGAGGACGGCTTCCCCCAGGACGTGATGTGGATCGGGAAGAGCCGACACTGAGGTGGCTCGTGAAAAGAGAATCGCAGCAAAGACATTCTTTCGCGCACTCTGGAGGGTAGGCAACATGCCGGTGTCAGACATAGCTGGGAAGACGGTCGGCCAGGTGCTGTTCGCCAGTGCCGTGGCGGGAGCGAAGGAGTGGCTCCAGGTCGAGGGTAACTACGAGCGGCTGAGTCCGGTCGTCGCGGTGGGCATCGAGAACATCGTGGCGTCGTGGGAGGCGGCCAAGGAGGCAGCAGATGGGCAAGCCGACGCATGACGGGTGGAAGCCGGGGGATGAACTCCCGGAGCCCGACCCCGATCACTGGACGACGGATCCGCTCTGGAAGCTGAAGGTCAGGCGGGTCACGAACGTGGTGCGGAGCAACACCGGGAAGCTCCTCGCCCTGGGCCTCATTATCGTGGTCGCCCTGCTAACCTGGCTCACTTAGTCGGGATCGTATCCAGCACCCTACGCTGCTCCAGGGTGAGTCCGTCTGCTTCCCCGTACTCCGAGAGCACGCGCTCTGCTACCTCGTTGTGCTGGGCCAGGGCCTCGTCCCAGGTGCAGCAGCGGAACATGTCGCCGTCATCAGGCCCACCGAAGACCATCGTCTCGAAGACGAGCGGGGGCCCATCGTCGCTCCAGCGGTGACAGAGGCCCAGGAAGACCGTCGAGACCTCGATGGTCTCCTCCCCGTGGGTGGCGTAAGCCTCACGCCTTACGACGCGCCTCCGCGTCGTGCTGGCCGACTCGAACCACGGGCCCCAGACCTCCACCGGCACGGGGCCGATCACCTTGTTCAGGTCGTCGAGGATGTACATGCCGGTGTGCATATTCATCGTCGTGCTGGTCCGTATCTCCAGGGGGCGAGGTACGCCGCGATCAGCAGCCTGGCCGGAAAGAAGTACGCTGGCACCGCACCATCCCTGCCGTTCAGGGTTCTCACGTCGCCCGTGGGCACGTCCGCCTTGGTGATCCAGAAGAGGCCGTCGTCGTACCCGTAGACGAAGAGTCCTTTGAGCCCGTGCTCACCCTCAGCTTCGGCCATCCAGTCGTACTTGTCCACCCGACAGAAGACGACCCCTTCCGTCTCGCCGCCCCACACGTAGCTGTCGTGCTTGTTCTTCCGCCCCTTGAACTCGCAGAGCGCCAGCCGCTCCCCGTCTGCAAACAGGAACGCATCGAAGTGGCTCAACTTGGGGAGATCCTCGTCGAACGTGAGACCGTAGCGTCTGCTGAACGCCCGGAGGCAGAACGTCTGCCTCTCCAGGTGGCGTTTGTCGTCGTCGAAGCTCATCCCAGGAGCCAGTCCACTTCGTCGTCGGTCAGGTCAGCACTCCGATCTTTTTTAGCCTCTCGAACATCGCCTCCCGGCTCCCCAGGATGTACGTCATCCCGAACGCCTCCACGAGCTTCTGGAAGACCTCCTGCTCCGGCGTCTGCCCGTGACCCACCTTCAGCCACTCCTCCCCCTGCTGCCTCTTCACCTCGTGCCACCAGAAAGTCCCGGAGCGAGCGTCGAACACCAGGAGGTCCGCGATCCCCGGCGTCTGCTTCGTCCTCCGGGGCTGGCTGAAGGTCACCACGCTGCACCCCACCGTCCGGTACGTCTTCCGGCAGTAGCTGTCCTCTGCGTTCTCCAGAGGGGGCTTCTTCTTCCTTCGGCGGCTGGCCACTCAACTCCTCCAGGTGATCGCGCCTCTCCTTCGGGAGCATGGCGCTGGTTCTCTGCAAAAGCTCATCGGCTCCGAGGTCCAGGTGGCCAGTGAGCCGCGACCGTGGGGGTAGGCCGTCATGTCGGGCCCACGACTTCTGGATGTCCCGGAGGGTCTCGTCTGGCCCCTCGCCACGGCTCCGGCGTGTAGGCTTGATCGGTGGCTTCGGGCTCATGGCTTCTTCACCTTTTTCTCACCAGGCCAGGTCCCCTCCTCGTGGGGCTCCTGCTCCCGGCAGCGGAGGGTGTCGTAGTTCCACTCTATGGGCACCTCACCGTGGGGCCCGTGCCGATTCGTCAGGACGAGCCAGGTGCGTCCGCTCTTCCTCGTCCGCTCGAAGCGGCTGTGGTCGATCAGCATGATCTGGTCGGCGGTCGCTTCGATAATCATCCCGCCGTGGAGGCCCTGGGGCATCGGGGTGTCGTGGTAGTTCTTGCTGGTCTCGCGGTTAAACTGTGACAGCGCGATGACCGTCGTCTCCGTCTCACGGGCGAAGGCGTGCAGCCAGTTGGTGGTCTCCCCGACAGCCTGGTTGATCTTCTTGTCGTCGCCCAGGCTGCAAAGCTGGAGGTAGTCGATCACCAGCCACTCGACCCCGTCCTGCCGCATGTCCTCGACTGCCGCCTGCACCAGCTTCAACTCGTACATCCGGTCGTCGTTCACGAGGAAGTTGTGCTCGTTTTGCAGAGGGGCCATGTCCTTCCACACCTTCCTGAAGTGGGCCTCCGTGAAGCCCACCTTCTCCAGCTTCCAGATCGGGGTGCTCGTCATGATGGAGTAGAGGCGAGCAGCTAACGCGGGGGCCTTCATCTCCAGCGAGATGAACCCGACCGTCTCCCCCTCCATCATCGCCCTGGCGGCCATCGCCAGAGCCAGGATGCTCTTCCCGAACTTCGGGTTGCCCCCGATAATCGTGAGCCAGCCCTTGGCCAGCCCCACTCTGCCACCGTCGTCTCCGCAGCAGCGGTTCCATCCGTCGAAGGGTGTAGGTGTCGCCTGGACGGGTGCGAGTTGTCGTTCCTCGAACGCGGCCCGGAAGCTCGCGTCCATGATGTTCACGTAGGCCATGTTGGTCGTCTCTCAGAGTCTGCCGATATTCATAGGACTTTTCTTCCTACCCTGCGTTTTCCACGTCTCCATGAAGGCGCGGTTGGTGCTCACGAACGTCTTCGCCATCATCACGTACTTGGTACCCACCGCGTCCTCCGCCTCCAGGTACTCGATGTATCGGGCGAGCCCCTCCATGATCTGCAAATGGGTGTGTCCCTGCCTCAGCCGGGCGGCGTAGCCTGACTTCGCCTCCGCCCACCGCTGGCCGCCGACCCGGTCAGGGTACGCCTCCTGGAACTCTGCAAACAGAGTGGCTTTCTCGGGTGGGCGACCGTTGCGAGAAACTGTCCCAGACGCGATAGCGCCTGGCAGCAACTCCCCTTGTACCGCCTGGGTTTCAGGCACGTCGTGGGGTGTCCCACCATTTGGCACGAGGAGCCCTTCCTCCTCAGCCTGCAACTTGAACCTATGGGCCGACGAGCGAGCCCACGTCGCACAGGCTGCGAGGTCCGCGCTACTGGCCCCAGGGTTCGCCCGGATCCAGGTGAGCGCCTCCCTCTTGGAGAAGGGCTCCTTCGCCATCTGAGCGCGTAGGCCCACTACTCTTCCCCGGTGTCTTCGCCTTCGCCGTTCTGGTCGCCCTGGCCCTCAAGTTGTGAGCGGAGCCGCTCCTGGGACTCCCTCGCACGGTCGGCCATGTCCTTCGAGACCTGTCCCGGCGTGTCTGACTCGGCGGTGCCTCCCACGTACCCGTCGAAGCGGTTGTCGTGCTCGACCGCCTCACCGACGAGCGGACTCAGGTCGAGCCACTTCATGACCCTCTTCACGACGGTCTTCTTCCCCATCGCTGCGAAGTCGGTGACCCAGGGCCCCTTGTTCTTGGCCTTGGACCGCTGCCTGATCGCCTCGACCTCTGCAAGCGTCATGTACTCGAACACGATGTCGTCCGACGACAGCTTCGCCACGGCGTAGAAGCCCCGGATCTTTGCCTCCCCGATCTCGTCGTCGAGGAAGGGCTCGTGGTGGATCGCGTCTGCCGTGCCCTGGATCAGGCGGAACGCCTCACCCTTGTACACCACGCGGGCCACGAGCTTCTTCACGCCACCGCTGCGGAGCGCGAGCCGGATCAGCCCACGGTAGTCCGCGATAAACTGCGTCTTGTTTCCGAAGGGGACCAGGTGGGCACCCCCCAGCGGGTCGTCGATCAGCAGGCCCACCCTCGTGGCCGTCATGATCGCTTCGATCACCGACACGGGATCGGTGTCCGCGATTTTCGGATTCTTGTGGATGGCCATCTTCGCCAGGCGGATGACGCGCTTAACGTGCGCCTCTGTCTGCATGGACTCGGGTAGCACCTCCAGGAGGCCGGTCTCGGCCTTCTCCAGCAGTGCGGGTAGGTTTCTGCTCACTGGTCGTCTCCTTTGGAGTCGTAGGTTCTAAGCGTCGGGAACGGGGCCCCGACTTTATCGAAACGGGTCAGGTCAAGACGGCTCTCCTCGAAGAGAGCTTCGATCACGTCGAGACTGAGCCCAGCACTCGCCAGTAGGCTGGCCATGGTGATCGGATCCAGAGGCTCCATGGCCTCCAGGCTCCGGCGTTGTAGGGTCGTCCGGCCTGGCGAGAGTCTATGATACGCTCGCAACCCAGCACCCTGAAAGACCCCATACCTGGGCTCCCCGTCTTCGTCAGACATCAGGTGCTTCATGGTGTCCTTCGCGTACCGTTCAGCGGCCTCCCCGGCCTTCTTGATCTCCGTCGCTTCTCGCAGGCTGGCGACCGTCATGGCCCACTCGTCGCCGTCCATCGGGATCACCGGCTCGTCGTCCGGGATCTTGGGTGCGTCGTGCCACACATCCCCCTTCTCGGGGATCGGTGGGTTCTTCGTCTCGACGTGATCCGTCCAGAAGCGGTTGAGGACGGTGGCGACCTCCTCGAATAGCTCCGCGTCGAAGTCCATCACGAACGTGACGAACTCCCAGGGCTCGGGACACAGCACTGCAAACGCGCCCCACTTCATCCGGCAGATCGCCATGTAGTGCTGAAGCTGGAGCACGTAGGACTGCGGGAGCCCGTGCTCCTTCATCCTGGAGAAGACGAAGCGGTTGGCCGTCTTCAACTCCAGCACCCCAGGCCCCTCGTAGATCGTCTTGGGGTCCTTGGAGGTCGCCAGCACGATGCGGTCGGGGTGGCCTATGAAGCGACGGTGCTTGCCGTGGCGACGGAACTTCCCCAGCCGCAGCTTACGCCCCGTCTCCTCCAGGTAGAGGGTGGCGACGATGGGCTCCAGCATCGTGCCCCGGATCATCTGAGGATTCTGGAACCTCTCCTCCTCCGGGACCGGCTTCACCTTCGAGGTCCACACATCCAGGCTGTCGCGGAAGGTGTCCACTCCCAGGATGGGGCCAACGTCGGACCCGCCGACGCCAGCCCTCCGTCGCGCCAGGAACTTAGATCGCGCGTCGTTGTCCATCTGCCCCTCCTTAGTTCTTCCAGGGTTCTTTGGGTTCTTCTTCGTCGTCGTCGTCGCTGAGGGCGCGGCGTAGCTCGTCCATGACCTCACCCAGGGCCTTGCCCAGGTGCTCGCCCGCCTTCTGGACCGCCTGCTGCTCTCGGGTCCGGCGCTCCCACTCCTCCGGGTCCGTCTCCTTCACGATCTCCCGTGCCCGCCCACGCAGGTCGTTGACCATGGCTGCCACGGGGTTCTGGAGCGAGATGAGTTCGGTGATCGCACGCCCGCACTCGTCCATGTCTTTGATGCCCGCCACCCACTCTTTCCAGGAGTCGTCCTTGTTCAGCACCGCATCGCGGAACCGGATGCAGTGTGCGATGGCGTCTAAGGGGTTGGCGAGGAACGCATCCCCGTCTGCAAGCGCGGCGGCCATCGCGGGACCGGCCCGCTCCAGGAAGTCCTCGTAGGACTCGGTCTCCTGATCCCAGTGCAGTCCTTGGTAGTCAAACATGTCTGGCCTCCTCCAGGAAGTTGATCTGGCCCTCGTGCTCCAGCATCGCCTCCGTAGTGGGGATGCGTCCCGACCCGTCACAGTTATCGCACTTCGGGGCGAAGATGCCTTCGCAGTCGTGGCACGTCACATCGTGCTGGTCGCCGCACATGCACTCGCATAGCAGGACACCGTCGTCGTCGCATGTCGCGCACTTCATCTCCCCGTGGCCGTGGCACTTCGGGCACTCCCTCGTGGTCCCGTCAGACATGGCGCATCTCCTTCATCACGAGGTGCTCCGGGCGCACGCACCTGCGGTTGCGGCACGCCTGGGACACCCGTCCACCTGGAGGCACCTTGCCGTAGGTGAGTTCGTATATGAAGCGGGGCACGCGCACCGACCGATAGCCATCCCAGAAGACGCCCGTGTCGTCGCGCTGACTGACCGTCGCACCGACCCACTCCCAGCACCCACCGTTGCCCAGCTTGTTCACGTAGGACCAGAAGCGTTCGGCCACCGATCCCTTCTTCCGACCACTCCCCCGGCCACCCATTAGGACCGCCCTGCAAGCTCGGGGATGATGCCTCCCATCCGCACGACATCTTCGACCGGGGTGTCGAAGATCCGGTCCACGATCTCGTCGAAGCTGGCGCGACGGTCCCGCAGCCGGTTGATGAGGGTCATGGGGATCCCGCGCTCACCCCTCTCCCATCGTCGCCATGTGCGCTCGTCTACGCCGCACCAGGCCGCCGCGCCCTTCTGGGTCCACCCTGGACCCCCGCGCTTCTCTCCGGGCTGCTGGGCTCTCCAGAGGCGCAACTCCTCCCCGGTGAGCCCGTCGTGAATCTTAATTCGCACGTAGTCGTTCATGTCATCCTCCATCGGCCTGCACGGCCATGGTTTTCGTGTCCTCTATCTCTCGCTCTTGGTACTGGTAGCTAACCTGCCCGATCACCGTCCCGACGAACTCCAGCATCGCGAGCTTGTCGAGGAAGACGTGCTTCGAGCCGTCCGGGCCGAACATGTTCTGTCGCCCCGCGTTCGGGATCTTCACCGTGTATCCGTTGTCCACGGCTTTGATGACCAGGGTGTCTATCCGCACCGGGACCTTGATGCGCTTCATCGCGACCTCGACGATCTCCTCCACGTTGTCGGTGGGCAGGAGGTTCGGCATCGAGAGTTCGATCACCCCGTCCACTAGCTTTGCAGACGCGACCCCGGTCGGAGAGAGGGTCCGCTCTCTCGTGCCCTCATCCTCCAGGCGTGTCAGGGCGTGGCCAAGCTCACCAGTCTCACCAGTCTCGTTCTCACTCATTTTCGTCTTCCTCTGCAAACGTGGTCATGAGGTCCCAGCACCGTTGGCATGTGCCAGAGATCAGGGCCTCACGTTCGTTGATGGATAGGTGCGGCAGCGCGTTCTGCACGAGAGCGCCCCGCTGCCACTTCACTGCGCCCTCCGATTCGAGTCTGATTCTCTGCTCGTGTCCGCAGTCGCACGTAGCGATCAGCGTCACCCACTCCTGGTCCCCAAGGTGGCCGCCGTTCACGATCCGCAGATGGGCCTTCCCGGCGACGGCCATCAGTTCATCGACGGCGAGCCGTTGTAACCCGCCTCCTCTAGGTCTTGCCGCAGTCGATGCGCCAGGATGATGTCACGCTGCCTGGCTACGATGTGGGTCTGGTCGTCGGCCAGCTTCCCGTAGGCGTCGAGGAGCCCGTCCTGCTGGTGCAGCGTCCTTCGGTTCAGCGCGGTGAAGTAGAGCATCGCGCCTACGGTGAACGTGAGGATCAGGGTCCCCGCCACGTCTCCCTTCAGGTCGATCACGCCCGTGTACAGCCCGACGACGAAGAGCCACGCCCAGATCCATAGCCACCGCTCGCTCCTCGCCCAACTCACGTCGGCGTTGAAGGTGTGCGTGTCGATCCCGTGGAGGAATCTCCACGCCTTCACTATCCGGCTTCTCATTAGTTGGCCTTCTCCGGGTCGATGGCCGCAGGGTGCAGCACCTTCATGTCTTGCCCCTGGCGGATTAGCGCGTCGGTTGCGACCAGGATGTGGACGCGGATGAGGAAGCACTCGCAGTGCTCGAAGTTGGGGGGGCCCGCCTTCCCGTGGTCGGGGCAGGAGTCCTGGTGCTCAGTGGCCAGGACGATGTTGTCCGTAGGCTTGAGCCCGTGCCGGATGCAGAGCGCCTGGGCAGTGTCGAGGATGACATTCCCGATCTCCTCGCGTGGGGCCTTGGCGTCGATCTCTACATCGAACTCGGTAACGCAGCGCATCCTCTCGTCAGTCATGGTCGTCTCGGTTAAGTGCCTGCTCGTAGTAGCCGCGCATCATGGCCGCAGCTTCTGGGCCATAGATGTCTTCGGTGGCCTCCAGGTAGATGTGAACCAGATCGGGCGGGATACATTCCGCCCTCATGTGCTCGTCGAGGGGGAGACAGGAGTCAGCCTCGTCGATCAGGTCCAGGATGCCCTCGTGGTGGTAGCGCCGGCCAGGATAGTAGACGCGCCCTTCGCACACCTCGTGGTAGATGGGCGTCGGGTCGATGATCGTCCCGTCGTCTCGTTCGATCCAGCCGTGGCCCGCCACGATCACGCCCGAGGTCGCCCAACCCTCCACGTACCACTCGGCGTCCTCAGCCACGATCATGCCGCAGAAGGCGTTGCGGAAGCAGTCCTTGTCCCTGGCCTTCACGACAGCGCACACCCGGATCGACTCCTCCACGTCCAGCCAGTCGTCGGCCAGGCGCTTCACAACTTCAGTTGAGGTCGCCACTTGGCTCCACCCCCTCGTCGTCGCGGATCTTCATCACCATGTCGCGAGGCAGGATCTTGCCCATCGCCAGCTTCAGCGCCGCCTCGTCGTTGGTCATCAGGTGAACCTCCATCCGCAGGCAGGAGCAGTGGCAGAGATCGAAGTCCCTCGCCACCACCGACGCGCAGCCGTCGTCGTGGAAGACCTTGCACTCGAAGTTGATGTCCAGGTTCTCCTCCTCGTCGGGCCCATCCGGGTAGAGGTTGTCCATGACCTCCGAGGCTGCGTCTAGCATGTTCTCCATCATCTCGTGGGCGGTGGTGTCCGCGAGCTTCTTCAGGCCGATCACCTCGAAGAGCTTCACCAGTCCACCCCCTCCGGCAGCGCGGCCAGGTTGGCGTCGGCCAGGTGCCGGAGCGCGTTCTTCACCGCCATCTCCGCAGCCATCTCGTTGAAGCAGTCGGGCAGGACCACCTGGGGAACTTCGATGGCCCCAGCCGCGACGGCGTGGGGGACGATGGCGTCCACGTTCGTCATGTTGCCCAGGGCGCGAGTGGTCGGGTGGTGCGTGGCGCACATCGTGTAGAAGACGAACGTCCTGAACGTCGCTGGGCTGCAAACCACCCCGGCAAGGGCGTCGGGTCGCATGTACTCCCCAGCGCCCTTCAGACGGCAGCAGACGGTGTGACGGTGGTGTCGCTGGGGCCCATTCTCCTCAGCCCGCTCGTTGCCGTAGCGGTTCACCGCCATGGCCGTGAGCGTCGTCTGATAGCCTGCCTTCTCCAGCACGTTGCAGAGGGCGAGCGCAGCAGCCCCGGACCAGAAGAGTTCGTCGTGGCTGCGACCAGCGTTGCCGCCCCACCCGACCACCACGTTGATGATCGGGTTGGCGATGGCGATGCGCCTGGTGGTGCTCCTCCAGGCTGAATCGAAGTGCCCGTCGAGCAGCCGCTCCCGGCTGAACTCATCCCCTCGCTCACCCCACGACACGCGGCGTCGAATGTCCACCGGCTGGGCCACGGCCCCTTCCAACGTCTCCGCGAGCTTCATGGCCTTATCGGCCCCGCCCTGCCAGCCCTTGGTGAGCCGGTCGCGGACGCTCTTGATACTCTTCAGCCGGCCCAGGTAGAAGCTCCTGGGAGCGTGCCCATCATACGGGTCGTTGTAGTCCTGGGTCCCCTGGCTCGCCCCGTGGACGGACTGGAGGATCTCGCGGTTGTGATCGGGGCACGTCTCCTGGGCGAACTTCTCCAGGCCCAGCACCTCGTGAATGTCGATGCAGATGTACCGCTCGTGGCGGCCATCCGCCTTCGAGTTGTTCAGGTTGATGACTCGCATTAGAAGGGCACCTCCTGGCCGTCCAGGTCGATGGCGATGCCGACGCGAGACTTCTCGTCGGGCGTCCAGGAGATCGTCTTCTCTGCGAGCACCTGGTCCCACGGGTCCCCAGCGGCCAGGTCCATGCAGGCGAACTCCAGCCCTCGCGTGGACCATACCCGCTGCATCCCCAGGTCCTGGAGCTTGTTGCGGATGCGCCACCACTCCTTCAGGACCTTCCGCGCTGCCTTGGCGTCCAGGTAAGCCTCAGCGATGGACCGCTCGACGTTGTGATCGTAGTCAACCTCGAAGTAGGAGAACCTGTCGAGGAAGGCCGCGTCCAGTCGGTTGCGTCCCACGTACTGGAGGTTCGCACCGAGGCCCCAGGTGTTGGCCGCACAGAGGACGTGCGTGTCCTTGTGGCGGATGGCGTAGGGGTTCTCGTGGCGGTTGGGCAGAGCCATGCGTCCACTGCTCAGAGCCTCGTTCAGCACGAGCAGCACGTTCGGGTTGGAGGCGTCCACCTCGTCGATGAAGATGAGACCGCCATGCTCCCATTTATCCACGATCTCGGTGCCCATGTACAGCACCTTGTTCGCCAGCGGGATGCAGCGTCCGGTCAGCATCCCCTCACTCATCCCCTCAGAGCACGACAGGTAGGCGTACCGATCCTCCATGCCGAGAGCCTGGGCGATCATCGTGGCCAGGTAACCCTTACCCGTCCCGGCTGGCCCCACCATCATGACGTTCCGCTTGCGGGCCAGCATCGTGAGGATCCTGGCGAACATCTTATGCGGAGTTCCCTCGACCTCAACGTCCTGGCCGCCCGTCTCCACCACGATGCGCTGAGGCACCGAGATGTGCTCCAGCACCTGGACCGCGATGGCTTCGATGTCCAGTTCGAGAATCCCGCCCATCTTCTCGGTGATCTCTGCAACGATGGCCTCGTGGTTCTCGGCCAGGTGCTCCGGCAGGATCTTCGACAGCGCCTTGTCCACGAGCTTGAGGACTGCAAGCGGCGACACCCCACTTCCGCCGCCACCCTCAGCCGCTCGCTTCTTGCACGTCTCAGCGACCTTCGCGAGATCGCCGTACACCTGGGTCAGCGCCTCAGTCACGGCGTTGGCCACGAGCTTCCGCGTCCAGTCATCGACCCCAGCCAGGGCCTTGGTGACGACCCGGATCACCTCCGGGTGGGCCTCGTGGACGATGCGCTCACGGGCCGCGACACCAGACAACTGAGCCTGGGCCTCGCGTAGGATAATCAGGTCGTCGAGTTCGACGTTCTCCCGGTCGTCCTCCGGTGCGGGCAGGTCTTCCTGCTCCTCCGGCTGGCAGCACCCAGGCGTCGTGCCACGGGCCTCGCCACACTCGGGACACGTCGGCATCTGGGGCGTGTCGTCGTCCGACTTGCCGTCCCCCTCGCCCTCGCTCTCCGACTCCTCCTCCTCCGACTCGTCGTCGTCGCTCTCAGGGCCCTCGTCGCCGTCCTCACCCTCACCCCCACCACCACCACCCCCGGAGCCCTGGGGATCCTCTGAGCCCTGCTCCTGGTCCTGCTCCTGCTCCTCGTCGGGCTGGTCCTGCTTCCGGTTCCCCTGGGGGTCATTCCCCTTCGGGTAGGCACGGCCCCGCGAGCGGTTGCACTTCTCCTTCACGATGTCGTCGATGCCCAGGCCCGTCTTCTCGCGGAAGTCCCGGCGACCCTCTTCGATGGCCTCTTCCTTCCCCTCGACGTGGTACCGCTCCTTGAAGATCCGCTTGCGGCCCGTGTCGGGTTCGGCGTACTCGGCACTGTAGACGAAGGGCCGGTCCTGGGCCTCGCCTTCGGCCTCGCTCCGGTCGTCCTGGTCGTCGTCGTCCTGGTTGCCGCCCTCGCTCCCCTGGGGGAGGTCAAGCTCGTTGTCCGGGGTGGACGGGTTCTTCAGGAAGTCTTGGTACTGGTGCCACTTAGCCAACTGCCGGTCGTAGTCCGGTGCAGAAGGATCGGTGGGAAAAGCTACGTAGTCCATGGGGTTCCCTCTGCAAGTATGGTCGTCTCCGGGGGGCTGACATAGTACGGCCCGCCCGCGAACTCTGCAAGTGCTATGTGCTGCCTCGATTCTGGACCCGTTGCAGAATGGATCCACGTCCTCGTCATGGGAGCGCCTCACCGAGGGCAACCATCAACGTCCACAAGGCCCACTGGACCGCCATGGCCAGCGCCAGCCCTCCTGCCAGCATCGCGGTCCAGTACATGAAGTCGAGCACGCGGCGGATCATGCCCAGCCCTCCGTTGCGAGCTTCACCTGGGTGTCCCTCGACCACGGCTCCGTCCTCGAAGTGGAGAACGTGCGCTCTCCGATGGTGGCCGCCTTGCCGGCCAGCTTCACCGTCGTGGATCCGCTCGACTGCCACACCACCTTCGCGGTGCGGCCTGAGTCATCCCAGATGATCCGCGTGCCTACGCGCTGGTCTCCCAGGCGTCTGAACCCCGGTCTCATGCGAACCTCTTCGCGCACACCGGACCGATGCCCCTGGCCACGCTCTTGGGGTCGGTGAGTTCGGCGTTGCAGACCAGGCAGCGTCCCCACTGGTGGCCCCACGCCATCGCCTCTTCGAGCGTCAGGTGCCGGTCGGGCGTCAGGTGCCGGAACGGCTCGCGTCCCACGTAGATCCAGTCCCGCTTCTCCTGGTCGTAGACCTTGGCGTAGCGGCTGGTCTTGGTGCGGTTCATCTGGACCCGGAAGAACTGGTCCCCCAGGCGGTAGAATCCTACCTCCGGGGGCATGATCTTCGGGTCCTTGCGGGCCTTCTCTCGCGCCTGGCACTTCTCACGCATCTTCACCGCCGCCGCGTGCTGCTTCGGGGTGAACCCTCCCCACTTCTCGTAGGAGTTCGCGAGGTCCGTAGCGAACCCGGACCACGTCTGCTTTTGCAGCCATGCTTGCAAGGGCGAGTCCGCCACCTGCTCTCGGGGTACTCTCAGCTTCACCATCTGGTCGTCTCCTCAGTGTTGGCCGTTGGCCAGTGACTGGTTGGTTTCCTGCTACCACCCCCTGGAGGTGGTTTCGCCTGGGGACCACCCAAGCTCGTCAGGCAGGGCTCAGAGGACTATGTCAGCCCCTCCGGTCGTGTCGGTCGGTCGCCACGTCCCAGGAGCCTCTGAGGCGCACTCCTGGACGCCTGAGTGGTTGAGCCAGCACTCCGAGTTCTTCGAGAGCGCGGCGTGGCCCCAGAGGGCCGCCAGGCAGGTGAGGATTAGCAGGAGGCCCAGCGCGTCGTGAAGCGGTCGCTCGAAGCGTGTTCTCATGTGAGGTCGTCTCTCCCGCCTAACGGCGGATGTTGAGGGCGTTGCAGAGGTCGAGCACCGAGGTCGTCTCGGTGAACGTGTAGCCGTACTGCTGCTCCAGGTCGGCCAGGTCGTTGGCGTACTCAGGATTCGCCAGGGCCCCGCGCTCCAGGTCGCCCTTCGATCCGAAGATGCAGAGCGAGCACGAGAGCCGGTCGTTGCCCAGGGCGTAGGCGGGGTGGACGTGCAGCCCCTCGCGGCCTCCGATGGCCTCCCACACCTGGGCCTCAGTCCACTCGTGGATGGGACGCCAGGTCAGCGCCTCGCGGGTCTTGGTGGTGATCCGTTTGCGGGGCTCCCAGCACGGCTGCTTTGCACGCCTGGAGGACTCCTCAGCCCTCACGCCTTCCACCGAGATCACGAGGTTGGTGGGCAGTGCGATGATCCACTTGTTGATGGGGTCGCGCTTGAGGTCGCTGGTGCAGTAGCGGTTCTTCGAC